AATTACGTTGCCGTTTGGACACGGATTAAGATCGAGAAATGGAATAGCAGTATTAAGAGCAACAGATTCAACTGTATCTCTTGTTAAATAATCTGCCATGGCTGTCACCTCGCTTAAGAGCAACCACAGCCGCAACCGTTATTGCAAGTAAAGATAGGTGTTCTACCATAAACAGGAGTTGTTCCAACAGGGCATGTATCAAGTCTGTTATAAATGCTGTCAACAATCTGCTGATTCTGAGCTGTCTGAGAAGCCTGACCACGAGCAAAGAGAACTTCTTGCCTAAGCTGAGCAATCTCATCATTCTTGGCATCAATCTTATCCTGGCAAATCTGATCCTTAATAGACTGAATGCCGCCATTAATTGCACCAAGAATAGACTGAGTATTCTGAACATCAGCTGTTCTGGTAGCGCATGCTTCGCGAGCAATATCAGAACCAAGATTAGCTGTAGCAAGGCGATTGTCGCAGCAGCACTGAGCGAGCTGAGATGAAAGGGCGTTCATGTTCTGAGTCATAAACTGAGTATCAGTAAATCTCTGATTCAGAGCGTCAATAGCTCCATTACATCTAGCAACCTCAGCATTAGCAAAGCCTGTTGTGACAGCGGTCTGGATTCCACTAAGCTGACTTGACAAACCTGAGTTATCAAATCCGCGGTTAACGTCATTCTGCGTCTGCGTGTTCCAGAGATAGGGCATTACTCCGTCAGCGCCATAACCGCCGCCAAAGCCATTACCCCAACCATTGCCACCAAGCAAAAGCAACAGAATAATCCAAGCCCAATCACCGCCCCAGCCAAAGCCGTTGCCGTTACATCCATTGTAGCCACCATACATAGGAGCCACAGGCATAACCATGTTGTCTGTTCCATTAGAAACCATTTCAGTTCCTCCTTTAAAATTATTTCTCTATTGTTGCGCAACAAATAGAAACTATTTGGGAGGTGCGGAATGGTGCGAATGGTGCGTTAGTGCTTAAGTAATATTTAATTGTGAATAAATTGCTGCATCTGCATAATTCTATTGACTTGATCCTGCGATACCTGACCTGTAGTTAATAGATGCTGAAGTATTTCGTTTGGATCTGTCATTCCTTGTGGAACATTATACTTTGCACTCAACATTGCAGATGGATTCTGCTTTAATTGAGACAACATTGTAAACATGTTTGGTCTTTGTTGAAACTGCTGAAATATCGGACTACTCATTATTTGTCCTCCTTAGCAGATTGATTCTTGTAATTTCCCTGCTTAGGTTTCAACAGCTCCTTGATTTCATTCTTAAATGATTCAAAGTCTGATTTGTTTACATAATTATCAGCTATTATTTGTTCATTAGTTTTTTCAACTCGTTCTACATAGTCAAGAATCCTAATTGGTAATGGTCTGCCAAACTGGTCAGTTGTCTTTGTATATATCACAGGAAGTTCTGTATCAATTAATACAACGAACTGTCCAGGAGCAACTGGGTAAGCTTTGGCAGCTGCTTCACCTTGTACATAAGCACAAGTAGGTGAATTGAAATTTTGTTGAGGGTAGTAAGCTCCTTGTAAGGGTTGATTGTACCGCACCATAATCATTTTCCTTCTTTCTTAAAGTAATATAAAGGGATTTTGTTTCCACTATCCCAAGAATCATAGTAGTCGCCATCAATTACAGCAATAACATGCGTTCCTGTGGCGAGAATATAAGTTCCTTGTGGATGGTCTTCACAAAAATCTCTAACAGTGTAACAGTCTGGACATTCATTCGGGATAATGTATCTCGTGAAACCAGACTTTCTCAATAACGCTGGCCAATTTTCATTTGAAGATGGCATTAACTTGTTTTTAAATCCAAATTCAGCTAACATGCTGTAAACATCATCCCAAGTTTTGCCAAAAGCCAACGTCAAAGCTCTAATAACACAATCTCCAGTATTGTTTCCGTATGGATTTGGGTTATAGAATATCCAACTCATTATACTTTAACTCACTTTACTATAGATTTATGGTGCATTTCTATAGTTTCCTTACAAGTTTTTGGTATGCTTTTACAGCCTGGGAACTCCGTGAATACGTTCGGTATCAGCCGTAGCCAGTAGGGTTACTACCCGCGGAGCTTTCAGACTGTAAATGCAATTCTAAAATATCCCACCGGGGCATTTTTTAAGACCAGCGCGATGGCATAGGGGGGTATATTTGCGCGAACCCCCCTCTATATATCTTTTTTGAGCCTTTACAGGGGATATGTGGTCAATCCAAGGATTCCCTGAAAGATTCAAATAAGTGTATAGAATGAGAATTAGCGCCAATATTTGTTAAATTTTGTCAATTTTTGCAAATTTTTACATGATAAGATTAAAATTCGTTAAAAATGTATGAATTTTAATCAAATTAATTTAAAATTAAGTTAAATAAACTAAAATTAATACAATTTTAACGAATAGAATGCCAAAACTTTTAAATAATATGCTTATTTAAAATGAAATGGACATAATTATTAACAATATGAGGTATAGTTTTATATGGCATGCTTTATAGAGCAATAGTAATCTATATGCATGTAATAATGTATGATTAATAATTATTATTTAACATTAAATTATTTTGTGCTACTTTAATTAAAGACCGGGACTGTTAGTTTCGTGGTGCGGTACGACTTAACAATCCCGGCCCAAAGTATATAGAGGAGGCATATGCCCTATGTTAGGGCTCCTCTATAGCAATGTATTCTACCCCTTCAGGTAGTCTAGGATCAGGATACTCTGCTGTGAGTGCTATTATTTCTTTAATAGCATCATTTGCAAACTGTTGGTATAAAGTTGCAGGCATTTCTATGTCTGTTTTTGCCATACGGGCTACAAATTCTTCGCAACAGTATCCTTTCTGGTGGTCATAGTTTCTCCAATTATCATAATCTGTAAAGGGATTGTAAGGATTGTCTGTGGTAGACAGTAGAATTGCTTTTACGTTTTCCATACTTCCTCCTTTACTTATACTTATTGACAGTAGATACAGATACACCCATTAATTCAGCAACCTCGGACTGGGTATGTCCTGCTGCCAGGAGGGACCGTATTCTAGATTGACGGGCGGGTGTAATACTAATCTCATCTATAGGTGTAGCATACTTAGTTACTATGTCCAAGTCTGTATTGTCAAGTATCTCTTTCAATATAGACTTTCTAATAGCACCTTTTTGTATTGCTTCCCATTCTCTTTGTGTAATATTAATGTTTTGTTTCTTTGCACCAACTATTAATCTTGCACCAGAGACTGCTTGATTAGCATATTTCTTTTTCTTTTCTTTATCTTCAGAGATTGAAGGATCATCTTTCATCTTTTGTTTCAAGATTGACCCAGCTAAAGCTTGAGCTTTTCTTTCTGCAGGCTTATTAACTAATGCAACTTTAAGTTTGTCCTTTAAAGACTTAACTTCAGGTTCATACTTAATAGCTGCAGCTTCTGAATAAGGTTGATCCTCAATCTCAAGTGATGCTTTTCTTGCTTTGTTAGCTAAAGCTTTCAATTGATTAGCATAATTAGCATATGTTCTTTCAATCTCAGTACCAACATGATCTGGTCCAGACAAAAGTTCGCTTGCATCTTTTGCTTCTGCCATTTTAGTGGACTTAATTGTTCTTCTTTCTTGTACCCAAACAGCTTTGCCATTCTCATCTGTAACAGGAACCTTTTCACCTTTTACTGTTTTAGTAAGAGGCTTAGAATAATATTCTTCTGTTTCGATGTAACGCTTTTCGCCTGTCTTTGGATCAATTGGTCCACCTTCTGATTGTCTAGCTAATCTTCTAGTGTTAATTATTTGAGGAGACTTAGCTCTTGAAATAATTGTTTCAGCTCCGCCACCACTCTGATACTTATCTTTAAGTGCTTGAATACCATTCTCAATATACGATCTACGAATATCAAGGTTATGTTTCTCAGCATCAATAACTACCATTGAATGTTTAACTGCACGAGCAACTTCACTAGGAGAAGCACCAAACTGCTGCATATCTGTAATAAGATTTGTAATCTTTCCCATTTCGATTTGGCATGTTTGATGCTTAGGCTTTGGGCTTCCTTCTGGTCTTGAATAAATGCCAGTATCAAAATCTTTCAATCCAGCAAAAGCGGGAAGATTTGGATCTTGTACTTTTATTTCTTTCTTATTGTTAGGAATTACAATAACAGTATCTCCATCAAAATCTGCTCCTGATAACTGATTAGCTACATGCTTGTTAATCATTACAGCATCTCTAGGATTATTGCCAATAAGTCCTTTGCATTCTCTATTAGAATTATTAACAATAAGAGAAGGTAGCTCAAACTTTCCGCCATGAGGATATCTAACAAGAACTACTTCTTCTCCATCTTTAAAATTAGGAGCATAGATTTCATTATCCTTAAGTGTCATTGAAGGGATGATAACAGATGTTGCTTGTCTTGGAAGAGCTGCTGCTCTCAATCTAACAGCATCTGAGTCACACTTCTCAGCAAAAGGTTCTAATAATCTTTTTTTAACTGCTGGATTTGTAAGCTGATTAATCCTCTCAAATTGGTCTTCTTTAAGCTTGATTGCCTCATCGAGTTGCCTTTTGGCAAGAGGATTAGGCTGTTTAGCTAAGAATTCTGAAGCAAGTGTCTTTTGCCATTTAGACCAGTCGCCTTCTTCATTGACTTTATTAATAGCACTTAATTTCTTTTCTCCAGTATGAATATCAAGGTATTCATGCTGACCACCAGCAAGCAACTTAGCATCTGCTTCGCCTTGTTCTTCTGACAATTTAACAGATGCACCAAAAGGATTATCTTTGTCAACTTTTCCTGTTATCTTACCTGTTTTTGGATCTTGTTCAAGACCTTTCATCAGTTTAAGATGTTCAAGTTTATTTTCATATTTGCCAGTCGAATCATGTTTAGAGTTAACAATAATATCAATTCCTTCAGGAAGGTCTTTAAACGCTTTTGCATTATAAACAGCCATTCCTTTAATATAATGTGTTCCATCAACTGCAATACGAACTTGAGCATAAGCTGAATTTTCAAGAGATAAATCTTGAACTCCAGGACGAAGTTCTATAAGACCATCTCTTTCAAGTCCACCATGCGATCCATCACGAATATAAATTCTTTTAGAGTCAACGGATTCTGGAGTTCTTATACCAAGCCAAGTCTTGCCATTATCAATTGAATGATACTCACCAAGTGTCTGAAGTTTGTTTTCTTCAACAACAGCTTTAAAAGCTTCACTATATGTTGTTCTTGGAGGACAAAGAACTTGTACTGATGTCTTTTGACCTGGAATTGCAATTTGTTTTACAGGAATATACTTAAGTTCGTAACCTTGATCTCTTAAATTTGCTATTGCCGTTTTTAACTGTGTTCTGTTAATACCTGCCAATAATTCAGCAGATTTACCAACGTCAACATATTTCTTATCATCAACTACTTTCTTAAGCATTGCTGTAGTATTATCAATTGCTGTTGCCTTTTCCATTGCATTAGGAGCTAAAAGATTTCTAACTGTAGATTCTTTTGACTTATCTCCAAACATCTTTTCTGCAATAGCAGTATTAGACATTCCTTTTTCATGCAACTTTAAAGCAGTATTAATTTCAGATTGTTTTTTTGCTTTTAATGATACTGATTTTCTAGATCTAAGTTCATCTACCGACATTTCTTTCGGAATCAGTTTACCATTTTCATCAAACTTAAATATCCTGTCACCCTTTTTGATTCCTAATTCAGGATTATCTCTTTCAGCAACAGTTGTTTTATAACTGTTCTTAGGTGTCAGCATTTTTGCTATTTCTTTTTGACTATAGCCTTTCTTTTCAAGCTTTGTTACTTCATCACAGAACCAAGGCTCTCTATCATATTCATCATCGCCATAATCAAAACCAGCAAACCAATTCTCATGTTGATAAGGATTGTCACCAGAACCCCAAGGATACCTACCTGATTTTCTAGGAGTTCCATAATGCATTAGAAACTCTTGATTGTCATCCATTATTAAACTCCTTTCTGAATATCAAGTATACGTTTGTCAAACAATATTATTTTTGCCATGATGGCTCTAATAACTCCAGGTTCTGGAATTTCTTCAATTATATCATTGTTCTGATAAATTCTTAATACAATCATTATGTCTTCTGGATTCTTCTTATACTCAAGACAAAAGAAAGCAGCATAAATTTCAAGCTGTTCCATGTGAGCAGGAGTTACTCCAGTTTTTAAATCATGAATTCTTAATGTATTGTTTCTAAAAGATATAGAGTCTGCTGTACCAAACGCATTGTCACTAAAATATAAAACACGCTCAGGCGATAGCCTATAACCAATAGCATCATTGACATATTCATTAAGTGTCAAATGTGCTTGAGTTCTAGGAAGCTTCTGATTAAGCTCGATACACTTAGCAGCGAATGCATGCAGTTCAGTTCCTCTTTGCACAGCCAAATAATTTCTGTATGACTCTATCAATTTGTCTTCATCATAATTTATCCAGCTATATTTTGATGCACCAAGAAAGGCGTGCTTACCTACCTGATTCCAGTGCTCGTTGAAGTTCATTCAAAACCTCCTCTTTGTTTTCAGGAAATATAAATCTAGCAAATGCCATTTTATTTATTTTGTCGACATAGTAATCCTGATTCGGTTGATGATGCTCTTTCGCTGATTTCTTACATTCAAGCGCTGCATACTTTCCATTAGTATGAAATATCCATACATCTGGAATACCTTGCGGAGGAGGCTCCACTTTTTTAATTATTGAATCAGGATACTTTTCCTTCAACTCTTTTATAAGGCGGCGTTGAAACCATGATTCTCTCATAAATATCAAGACCTCCTAAAAATTAATAAGATAAGGATAAAAAGCCTATTCTATCCCTCTCTTCTATTATATCATATGTTTTTTTCGCGATTAAATTTTGCGAAGAATTTAGACTCATTGAAGTCTTTCTTCTTGTTTAGTGTTGTTCTTATGCCATTATCTATAGAAGTTTTAGAAACTAAATGCCAATAATATAAATCCTTGTACGGAGTATTTCTTCTATCTATTCTTCCTGCAGCTTGTTTCATAGTTTTATAAGAATAGTTTTGGCTAAAGAAAATCATTGCATCAGTTTCTATACAATTCCATGCTTCACAACCAGATGCATACTGAACAAGATAGATCCACTTCTCTCCTTTTGGAACTAATTCATGTTTGTGACCATTCCATTCTTGACATAAAATATCAATTCTTTTAGCAAAGTCTCTCAGCATCTCTAACTCATAATCAAAGTTGTAAAAAATAATAAGCTTAGATTTATGTTCTAGAATTTTTTCTATTGCTTCCAATCTTTCATTACTACTATTAACAACTCTTCTTAACAAATAACAATATTGACTTGCATTTTCAATTGGACGATTCTCAAATGGATTCCATCTATCTTTTGCAATCAACGCATATTTAGATTTGTCATAACCGCAGGTAACAAATGTGTGATGCTGAGTAGTGCCTTTAATATACTCCATATTAATAAGTATTTTAGATCTATACAATATCAAGCGACCAGTATTAACATACTTTTCAATTTTTGTAAAACTAGTAAATCTATTTAAAACTACGTGCTGCTGATAGAAATCTGTTTTGTTATTATAAAAGCCATTAGCAATAAATACTGGAATGTAATCTGACCATGTATCGCCTGGCGTCGCAGTTAATAAAATCCAATCATTCTGTTTTGCAATTTTAATAAATGTTTTTGACCAAGCTCCATATCCAACAACTCGTTGTTCATCAAATATAAAGAATGCATTCTTCACATCCATATATTTCTTAATGTTGTTCCAAGAATCAATTACTGTTTCTTCAAATAAAAGAAACCTAACCAATTCTTCTTCCCATTCATGAGTATCTCTTTTACGAGCAGTTGTTATGATATACAATTTCTTTGGTATAATTCGATCCTTCCAAGGATTTGTTTTTCCTTTACATACTTTTTCATGGAAGTATGCTAAAGCAGTTATGGATTTGCCTGAACCAGTGTCACCACAAAGGATGGCACCGGTCTTCAGCATTTCCATTGCTTTTACTTGATAGTCATCAAGCTTTGGCATTATCAAATATCAAAAGGCATGCCGTTAGGGTCCTGCGCATCCATACCAGCAAATCTTTCATTATACTCACGCTCAAGATCATTTTCTTCAATTTCAGCATAAAGATTTCTAAGGTAAGCAGAATATCTTGTCTCACCTGTATCTCTATCTTCATAAGAATATGCAGAGAATATCAAGTCTACATTCTTAATTCTAGCTCCATCAAGGAACTTAACAGTTGACTTATCAAGCGCCTTCATTCCTGTAGAATCAATCTTGTAAATCTTCGGAGGATACGGATTATCTGTTCCATCCTTAAGTGTAAAACCAACCTTAATCTTAATATAAGGGACTGCATCATAATCATCTCTAGCTTTAGTATGCTTAACTGTGAAACCCTTAGACTGAAGTTCACCAGCAAGTTCATCATCAATTATCAAGCAGAAATTTCTGTCTCCTGCATTGTTATACTTACCAGCAGCACCTTCAAAGTTTCTAAAAATCAATTGCTGTCCTGATGCTCCTCTGATTGTAACATCGTCTAATCTTTCTTTTCTTGCCATTTTAATTTTCCTCCATTTTATTTTGGCATTATTAAATTAAGAGTGGCTGTCATGAAACAAACCACTCAAAATCTCCATATTGTGATATCTCATCTTTTGCTTCATCTGCTAATCTCTTATAATATGAAATATCAATTTTGTCTTCTAAGCCAGATTGTTTAACTGTCTCTGACTCCATCCATCTGTAACCTTTAGCTCCAACTGCTGAAGAATACTTGTCGTCACTTACATGTCTAAGCAATAAACCGCCATTGATTCCTTCAACTACTGGAACAAATGAGCCTGTCTTTCCTACAAATTTGTAATCATGCTCATCATCTTTAAGATTTTCATTAAAGTCTAAATATAAAGATGTTTGTACTTGTTTAACTTGAGCATAGTCTTCAAATATCAATGGTTCTTTAGAGAACAATGTCTTAAAGACATAAGGTTCTGCAAACTGTTTACCAGTCGCTTCCCATTCACCATCTTTAAGTTTGGCAATATAAACTGCATCGTTTACAAGACACATCTTCTCATATTCATTCTCAACTTCAAAAGTATATCCATATGCTTTTCCCATACTCTTAACAAACTCAATAATTTCTGGTGTAGCATTTGGAATCTTAATTGAATCAGTCTTAATATGAGCAACTTTAAATCCTTTCTCTTGAACCGCGAACTTCAAATCTGTCATAAACAAAGCACCACGCTTTGCAACAATATTATCAATGTTTCTAGGATCTCTAAAGGGATTACTAAATGATGCACTTGTCAAACCATATACAGAATTGATTGCAATCTTTAAAGCTTGAGACAATGCCTTAGCCATCTCTTTATTGGTTAACCATTTCTCAAGTTTACCATCAAAGAGTTTTTTAGCTTTATCAAAGTCTCCATGCTTAATATCAATTCTTGTTTGAACTAATGCCATGAAGTTTTCAGTATACTTTCCAAACAACCATTCTGCTAATATTGAATGAGGATGCATAGAGGCTACATCCAAAACAGGAATATTTTCATACATTCCTGGTTCAGCATAAACTCTTCCACCTTCACCGATTTCTTCACCGCGATACATTGACTTACCATGATCAAAGGTATAACCTGGGAAGTATGGTTTCTTTCCCGTACAATCTTTTCCTTTAAGAAAATCTTTATAACAGAAATATCCAGAGCCACCATCGCTGCTTAAATCTCTATAACAAAACTGACTTTGAGGCTCTTTCTCTTTCCCAAAGATGATTCTAGTTGTCAAACTATTAGTTGTGTCATTAACAGTCATTCCTGCAATATCGGCAAGTATCTGTCTTGCTACAAAGTCGCCTTGCGTAGCATCCCATACAGCTTCTGTTGCTTCGACGTCATTAACACAATAATCTGCAACTGTTTCCCATAATTCTTTAGGAACTGGCTTATCCCACGGCAAACCTAATTCTTGGTGATGAATACCTAACTCAATCTCCCATTTTTTAAGAGACTGCTTTTTTGCACAGTAGTCATAAATATCAGTATAACTGAGATTATATGCTTCGCCAAAGAATGCATTACTTTTACTTCCTTTTGCAACAACTATTATTCTTTGAGACAAATCAAACAATTGTTCATTAGAATATCCAAGTAATGCTGCATATATAATATGGTTGTCATATCGTCTACAGTTAAAACCAACTAAGTTATACGAAAGCATATTCTGAATATCAATAGGCTTAGGATTAATTAACTTAATAGGTTCCTTTTCTTTTTCTTTATAGACTACTACAAACAAATTCGGAAACACTTCCACATCATAGAAAACAATCGGAGCATCTAAATGCTGATACTCTTTGCTTTCTGACTTAAACTTCATCTCATCTACTTTCTTACAACAATTAGCAGATTGATTTGTGCTGTTAATTGCAAAATTGTAAATATCATAATACATATCAGAAACGTCATATTCCATTCCAGACTCGTAACATTCCTTTAATATATCATATATGAAGTTTATGTTTTGTGTAGTACTTCCAAACTCTTTCTTAAGACATCGTACTATCAATCTTCTAAGACTTGCTTCTGTTCTTATAGCTTTATCTGTCATCATAGACTTCTTCTCCTCTTTTAGAGGAAGTCCAGAATTGATAGTTCTAATAGGAATATCATTACAGTATGATAGTCTTCTTCTCATTGAAGAATTACCAGTGCATGTCTTAATTTCTATTCCTTCAGAATATAAAGCACTAAGCTTTGATACATCTCCAGAATATCTATACACAAGATGAACACCTTCGCCACCTTTAGAAAATTCTCCATAAGTGCTCGGCCACTTCGATGCTGCTTCAAGATTTTTCTGCTTATCCTTATTTCCTTTTTCATCTTTCAAATCAAAGTCAATAAAGATAATATCTTCTGGAAGTTTTACATAATGTACTTTAGTTGTATCAATGTTCTTCAACTTAGATATAACATTGTCCCATTTAAACTTTGGGACTTCCTTTTGAGTATCTCTATCCACAGCATATTGTGCAAGACAATCTTTAAACTCTTTATCAAATAAAGATTCAGTCTTATCAAATATCAATACATTTTTCTTTTCTTCCTCTTCTATTTCTACTGCTTTTGCTGCCATCTTGAATTTATCTATCTTAAATCCAAAATAGCAACATCTATAATGTTTTCCATCATCTATAACTTGTTCTTTAAATTCGTCAAAATAATTCTTTAATTCATCTCTAAACTTAAACTTTGGCATTCTGTGTTGTAATGCTGATTCATTACAAAACTGAATATAAAGTTCATATGCTTGTTTGAGAGTTATAAACGGAGACTCTTCAAACAAATTAAAATTGTCTTCAACAAAATTAAAGAAATAGTCTGTACGAAACATCATGTCTAATGGAACATACGAATCATAATAATATTTTCCAAGTTCATTATAAACTTGCAGACAATGGTATGCAATAGCTCCAAGTTCAAACTCAATATTTTTCATCAGTTCGTTATACTTTTTGCCACTTACTTTATTGCCTGTTGGACGAATATCAATTAATCTTCTAGCAATTCCACTATAGGCATCAGTAATCATTACTGGTTTGTTAGATGCCATAAACATAAAACAGTTACTTTTAAATGTAAACTTAGACTTAAACTTAGCATTAATCTGAATGTTTTCGTGAGATACAATTGAATTTAAAATTGTATTATTTTCAATCCTACTTAAATCGCCATCCATCTGCAAACCAACTAATGGTGCATCCATAAATTGTTCTGTAGAAAACTGATCTGACTTTGTTGTAAGACTTGAAATATCAACTGTCCTTTGATAACCTCCAAACAAATTCTCAATAATTTTAAGAATTGTACCTTTACCACATCCAGGTGGTCCAAAGAATACTTCAAATTTTTGAATATCAATACTCTCACCAGCAATAATACTTCCAATTGCCCATTCAAACTTTTCTCTTTCTTTGTTGTTGTAAAGTATAGATACAAGCTCTAAGTAATTATCAATTGGTCCTTCTTCCAAAGCATAATTTAATCTTATAGAAGAATAATCTTCTCTCTTAGGATTATCATTTGAGAAGAATATCTTTTGATTTAATGTTGGTTTAGAGTCAGGCATCTTACTACAATAAGTAATGAAGTCTTGCCACATTCCCGAGCTCCAATTTCTTAATGTCTTTAGATACACGGGAGTTTCGACTTTCATCTCTTCTCTCTTCTTATATATCTCATTGTCCACTAATCTTTGAACGTCCAAAATATCAGTCGACCATACTCCATTCTCTTCATCCCATATGGCATAGAAAGAATGTCCTTTAAACAAAATATCTTTTGGTCTTCCTGTTATGAAATCGGGATATATTTCAAGAGAGCCATTTTTTATTGTCTTTACTTTTATTTCAAAGAAATCCACAAAAAATGCTCCTTTCTAACCGTTTTTACCGTTTACCGCTTTTTTTGCCCATTTTCTATTCTTTTTATAAAAATACATTTTATAAATGAAATGAAAAAAATAGTGGTAAAAGCGGTAAAACGGTAAGATTTTCTCAAAAAACGCCATTTTTTATCGATAAACGATAAAAATCGGCCATTTTTTACCATTTTTCTTACCGTTTTTCATTTTCCAAAAACGGTAAGAAACGGTAAAATTAGTAATTTTCCTTAAACCATTCCTGCATTTGATACCACATTTCAACTTTTCTTTGATCAAAAGCGGTAAAACGGGTAGGAAATATACTCCCTTTTCCATCCGGACTAAACTGTCTGGACATCCAAATATCAATAATCTGTTCCTCATCATCGATAACCCAATCCAATCCTAACCTGTCATCAGTGAAGTTAGTCATGCCTAAATTATCAATCATAATGAAAAACCACTTGCTGGCATGAAGATTTCCGTCATACATAATGTCATCATCTATACGCATCGCGAAAGCCACCAATACCTCTAAAACACTAACCGGTTCACCAAAAATATCAGGCAAATCCGGTTCTGTAAAGTTATTAGAATACTGTGCTCTTAACTCAAAACCATCATCTAAACGGTTATCATCATGTCCAACAATTGGATCTGTTAATTTAAAGTCTACAGAATATAAATAGGACAACATAGAGATATACCTACATTCCATAGGTTCCTTAAAACCTAATATTCCAAGTAACCACTTAAAATATCCATCGTTTAAGGAGAGCTCATAATAGTCCTCCATACAACCTTTTACTCCTCTTCATCTTCCTCATGCATGGCAGAAGAGTAAGAACGAGGTGACCTAATTATTTCATAATCCGCTGTAAGTCTATTATTTCTAATGAATATCCTTCCGAGACTTCTGTCCTCAATAAACTTCTTTACATTATCTTTACCAAATGCAAGTTCTGTTTCTTGAGATGACATTGTCTCAAACTCATTATAACGTACCCTCTCAGCAAATACATTATCTTTGAAGAACATTACTGTGATTTTATCCCAAAAACCTTGTGCTGTTTCTTCCTCAAACTCATTACTCCATTGATCCTCAGTTATAGGATACGGAGCTTTCTTAGGGTCAAGATCTTCAATTGCCTTAGGCTTTTCAGGCTCCTGCTCATCATCATATTCTTCCTGAGTTACAGAATCGAGTTCTGAAGGATCTTCTTCATCCCAAATATTATGTTTTTCTGCCAATGTTAATGTTTCTGCATCTTTCTCAGCGTCAAATGGTAGGCCATCGTCATCCTCATCAGGACTTCCTTCAGGTTCCTTAGAATCCGAAGACTCCTCCGAGACATATCCACTATCTTTTGCAATATCCTTAGCAATATCAACCGCATTGAAGTGAGGAATTGCGTTGATTATGTTCGTCTTTTTCTCTTCATTCTCCATGATCTTCTGCCTTTGATTTCCTCTAATTTCTGAAAGGGTCTCCTGGACCCCATCAGAAATTGCCTGATCAATCTTCTTCTTTTCTATCAAATGACATGCCAAATATCCACCAGTTGCTCCTAATGCCAAACCTGCAAGACCTGTTATAATGGCTAACTTATTCATAAATATCACCCCCTTGCTAAGAGTTCATTTGTTTCTTTTGTTAATAATCTAGCATTGAAATGCAGAGTTACATCATTAATTTGACCTGCTCTGAACAACCTATGCTGAGTATCATTGTATTCAAACAAACCAAACAGAACATGGCTGTCATTAGGCATACCATCTTCCGCAAAGCAATCAAGAGTCCAGCCGTACGTACGACCTTCTGCCCTCTCTGCATGCAGCATAGCCATATCCAAACCAAGATAACTATAAACATCATCAAGCAATACAACCCCATCGTCATGCAACTTCACATCAAACATTGTTTGTGCCTGAGAAAGCAGTCTGAAATTGTAATATGGTCCATCTGAATAGTGACTCCACTTTACCGATTCCTTACAGAACAGATAATGGAACACATCGCTACGAAGAGGCACGTTAACCATTCCGTCCTGCTTCATTACGAGTTCGCCCTTCTTAGGCTCCTTCTCCTTATATTTGCCAGCAGCAATCAACTCCTGCTTCTTCTTAAGAGCACCGTTATTGGCATAATATAAATCCTTTTCTTCACCCTGGTCCTCAATTACATTATCTCTATACTGCTCGAATGCCTTTGTCACACCTGCAAAAGCTGTCTCTGCAATTATCAATCTACCCTTAATGATTTTAAATGATGCAAGAGCAGCTGTACCACTTGCCAATGTAAGTGCTACACAAGGAGCCCACGTCTTAGCTACCTTAAACCAATAACGTCCATACTCCTTTGTAAGATCCTTCTTATATTCAGAGCTTGACTCATAATTTTTCTCGTGTGTATGGAGAATATCAAGAGCTTCCTTATGCTCTCCAATAATATTATCCATCTTAGTCATTGCCATACAGCCAGTTACTGTTGCTCCTACGCTGCATACTATGCTAGTTCCTAAGAGAATCTCTGGACTATGCTGAATGGCAAAATTCTTAGCCGTACTTAGTGCCGACTTAATTCCTGCAAATATCATTCTTTCTCTCCTTTGGATTTAAACCAATTATTTATAGTTTCTCTATATACCTTGAGTGCTTTATCATTTTCAGCCTCATATTCTTCATAGCAATATTCACACAAGTCAGAATATCCATCAGGCATGTATATAGAGTTTCTGTACCTTGATACTTCGTGGAATCCGTCGGGTTTTCTTCCCTCTTCACATTTTCCACAAATATCACATTTCCTTATTGATGCCATATTAGTGCTCCAATTCTATAGGATTAGGCAACTCTAACAAATATCCACCACGTACCGACTTTACTGCTGCTCCTGTCAAATCAGACCAGCCATATTTAGCGTCTTGTGATGTCATAGGTATAGCGATGCCGGTTTGTTCTTTGACTAATTCATATAACTTGATTATCTGAATATCATCATAAGTATTAATATACTCACGCATATTAAAAAGAATATTTTCGGCGTCACCCCTGATTTCGAAAACCAGGTTATTATAGCGTGGACTATCTTCAGGTCGATATATATCAACCCGATCACGATCCCTATTACGACTAATGCTGCTAGAATAGCTAGAGTAATCACGTACTATACCACCTCCTGATCCTCTTAATGTGTTCTTCGATGCTCTTGTGTCACCCCAAAGGAACATCGAAAGAGCATCTCTGAATGCACTAAATACCATTTCTTTGACTGCAGGAACGATTACATCTGACAAAATCGTGGAACCAACTGTCCTAACATCACCATTATTCAAGAAAGTTGATGTAAATCTTTGTCCTGGAGTCTTTCGCTTTAATGAAACACCGCCTTGGATGGTGCCTCCGAGCTTAGGTCTTGACTCTTCCTCAACAGGCTTCTGCGCAAGAGATGACTTGGCTGCGTAAGAGTTGTTGTATGTCGTCAGACTTCGCTCATTATTCATCGGAACCTCAGCCATTCGCCGTTCCTCCCATTATCTTTTTGTAAATATCATCGACTGAATTCTCAATCTTTATTTCATGCTCAGCTATTACCTTTTGTACTTCGTTGTAGGACTCAAGTGCTTTAATGTTTTCCTCAACGAGGGACTTGTACATCTGAGCTTCTGACGGATACATAATAGAATGCACAAGTTTGTTAATTCCGCAATCGATCGCAATATCAATGCCGACTATGCCTATGCCAGTTACGATCTTTTCGGATAATTTCTCTGGCTTGACTAGGTTTGTAATTGTCTTGTTTACTACATAGTCGACACCAATTGACAATAATCCTGTTGCACCTAATTCAATTTTCTGTAATGTCTTTTCCGTCATTAAGTCATGCTCCTTTCAAGTTGTGTCATGATTATTGTTGAATAAAAAATATAGGAGACGAATCTCCTATATTCATTTTTAACCTTCAAACGGAAGTTCCTCTGACTCATTGTCAGAAACTTCAGTTGCCTCTGCTGCTTTTGCTGCCTTACGCTTTCTGATGCCAAAGAGATCTTTGTCTCCAGCTACATAGCCAATAGCTAATGAGGCGCCTCCAGTTACTACTCCTCCAAGAATCTTCCACTTATTGTGTCGGACAATATTAATGCCCTTACCAATCTTAGGATGCTTCTCAAGAATAGCTGCGTCCTTAGCTGCCTCTTTAGCTGCCTTTGCTGCCTTAACCTCTTCAACCTTTGCCTCTGCTGCTTCTACTGCAGCCAACTTGTTTTCAGTTTCGTTGTTAGCCATAAATACTAACCTCCTTTAAAAGTTTGGTGTTGCCACCTATTATAGTATAACATTATTTTGCGAGCCTCATCTAAGCTGCGGTGAAGGACACTTATTGAAGAGAATATCAACAATAATAATGCCTTCTCCATTAGGTCCTTGCTCTAATCTTGTGTCTGTGCTGTAGGATATCAATCCATCCCTACAACCATCCCAACCAATGTCCCATCCGATTTCACTATATGGAACCTCTGTGTTAGGTATTTGCTCATGGAACGAATTGAGTGCTACAAATCCTTGCTCGTTCATCTGTGCATTTGCTGCATTAATACCTGCATCCAGATCAATCAGACGACAATCATACTCCATACCTGTATCTAACTCATGTATATGGAGAATATCACCGCCATGGTCCTTAATATACTTGCTAGGTTCGCCTTCCTTACGTTCAGGACGCCTATCAATTATTTTTTGAATCTTAGCTCTCTCATCGGGATCTTGAGGGAGATACTTCATCGTTTCTTGTCTATAATCGTTAAATACATCTCTTGTTGTATCCAACTGTTCCTTAGTTATCAGCAAGGCGGCTGTTAATGCTGCTGCTTTCTTTGCTGAAACTACATTAGAGATAACAATAGAGCTACATGTACCCAAACCTACGATAGCTGTCCATATGTATTCAGGCCATACAAGCTTGAACTTCTCTTTTACTGTCAAATCCTGGTCCTCATACTCTCTGAGAACCTCCGATGCATGTGTTGCTGCAATAGAGCTACATATAGCCGTACCAGCAACACCTATTACACCAAGAGCACCAAATATAAAATTTGAGTGCTTACTAACAAAGCCTTTTAAAGCTCCAACAAATCCTGTATTAGGAATCAGCATCATTAACCTCCTTCATTTCGGTTGTAGGGAAAATATCAAGGATTTCCTTGCAGATTCCCTCAAACTTAGGCTGAAGAGTTCTTACTGCTGTCCAACCAATACCGATTGAACCGACAGTTACTACTGCTCCTAACAACTTTGCCTGTGCTCTCGGTAAACCATCTACAAATGCATGGTTAATGAGAGCCACTGTTCCGAGACCTGCACCGATTCCAAGCATTGTACTAGTGCCTATAGTCAATGCAAGCGATGTAGCGTCAATGATACGATCTTTGACTTCTTGTCTCATGTTTCTGCTCCTTTCAAAAATTAATAAGATGACTTTTATCATCTCTATTATACGCTAATTATTATTTGCGAATTGTGCTTTAAAGTCATTATAACAATCTGGACAAAGCTCATATGAATCTTGTTCAGAATGATCAATAAGAACCTCTATTCCTTTAAAAGGTTTGATTCTAATAGAATACCACGTATCGTTAATATTTTTCTTCTCTTTTCCACACTTATCGCATATTCGTTTTAACATAATTTAATCTCCAATCTCAAGAAAATCATCGGGACTTGTATTAGGATAAGTAATCTCAGCATAATACTTAACATTCTTAATTCTATAAATCCTCTTGAATCGATCATCCCCACAATCATGAATTACATAGAATCCGGTCTTCTTAATATCATGCTTATGAGGTGTATTATCAGGTTCTCTGAGAGTTACGTCACTTCCCTCAAGATACCAATGTGCGACCATTGGATGCCACTCCGAAGAATGGCCATTCCAATTTTCGACAAGGATCAGATAGGGAACATGCTCCTCAATGTTAAGGTTGTTAATATCAGTAATAAGATTCCAATTCATAGATTATTCCTCCCTCGTTCTGATAGTGTAACTCATACGAGGGCTACCTTCTACATCAGCCTTCTTATGAATATCAACGGTCATACCATTAAGAGTTAAGAATAACCAATCCATTTTATCCTTATTCATATTGCTAATAACAAGCTTTACAAGATCGATGGTGTCCATCTTATAAGGATCACAACCATTAAGACGGGCCTCTAATCCTCTGTTAGTGTCCTTAAGGTTGTTAATATCATCCTTAAGACGACTGTTATACTGTTCAAGATCCATCTTTTCTTTCAAGAGCATATCGTACTTAACATTAAGCTTATCATACTCGTTCTTAAGAACGTTATATTTGTCATAAAGCTCATCATACTCATCAACAGACACAATAGGCTTCATTTCTGGCTTTTCCTGCATCTCTTCAACAACCTGCTCAGCAATATTAACCACAGACTCTTCCTTAGGTTTTGCCTTCCAAGCATTGCTATCAAGATCCATATAGTAATAATCATACTCAGCAAGCTTAGCCTTGATTTCATTAAGAGAATTACGTCCTAAGTTCCTTACTTTAAGCAGCTGCCTCTGTGACTTCATACAAATATCACCCAACGTAAGAATCTTTGATCTGTACAAGCAATTGAATGTCCTGATTGTAAAGTTGAGATCTCTAATAGGTGTATTGAGAATATCATCGTAAGCTTCTGTCTTTTCTTCCATAGGCCGTTCCTCCGTTTCCTTATTCCAATTCCAATACACACCATTCATCTTGAAAGGATTTTCATCTGGCTTATATCCAAATATTTCAGCTGCTCTTTTGATTGTATCTTTATTTGGAATAAATCTCTGTGTCTCAGTATCCTTAATAATATCAAGGTATGTCCAGTACATTGCTAAATATCGGCAAGCATTAAATTTACCATTGGAATGTGAACCCTTTGTGTTAATATCACAATGTGCAGCCGCTATAGCATGCTCGGTCATCGACTTGAATTTATTTAAAATATTACTCGGAACATCCACCATCTGTTTGCAATTGGTGCTAGGAGTAAAACAGACATATACTTTAACAAGCGCATACCAGATTTTATACGACAATCTTATGCAATGCCACTTGTTAATTGCCCTGTATAATGTGACATTATGATTAGTACGACAATTTTCTAATAGACGTTTTTTATAAAACAGTACATAAACAGTTGTCGACATTCCATCCTTTTTAAGCTCTTTTTCTCTATTTTCCATGAATTTAACATACTCGTCATGCTCTTTAACTAAATTGTTTGTTGCAAACTTTGCTACTGCCATAATTACGACCTCCAAATTAATTACTGCTTAACTATTCCAAGAATATCATACGGATCTTCGTCAAGTGCTTTCTGAACTATGTCCTCAGGAACGTCGAGAATATCAGCGATTTCTTTTGCTGATACTCCTTCCTTTTCCTTCCATCCGATCAAACGACCTTTCTGTAAAGATGTGTGAATGAAGTATGAAAGAACCATATGCTCATTTTGATTCATGCCTCCAAGAATTTCTTGAATATTCCATTCTTTTCTCTGATCCTCTTCAGCCTTCTGCGTTTCGTTCTTTTCGTCTGACATTAGTTGTCCTCCTTAACAATCTCAATACAGTTATCCATTTCTTCAATTTTTAAACTGTAATCCTCTACAATTACATCATCTTTACCAATACCAAGATAGCTGCAATAAAAACCACCAATTAACTCTTCAAGTGTGAAGTTTTTATTGCCGAACCAAACAAATCGACCATCAGTTAGATCTTCTTCATTTATTTGATTGGCATTTATACGATCCCTACAGCATTTCTCTGCTTCCTCAATGGTCTCAAACACTCCTAAAATATCAGTAAAGTCTTCACCATTAAGATAGTGCTTCTCGACGACAAGATAACCAGGTTTATTCTTCATTTCTGCTCTCCCATCTACTACAAAAATCTTCGGGTTTCATTGTCAAAACCGCATAATCCTGTGAACTCATTTCAGGGTGCTGACACTCATAAGTGTATTGAACTGATTCTGAAACATTATCTGAATGAATCTGTTCTGCTTCTTTTTTAGATATAAATTCATTAGTTGTTTCACAAAAAAATTCGACACCATTTTCATCTTCTATTGTATCGACAACTTTTGCTGGTAATAAACCAAACATCATATTTAATTGATGTGCCATTACATTGGCAGTAAGTGCTTCCTCATAATACTTACAATTCGCACAACACGGAATATCAAGTGTAGCATTACCGGCTTTGATCATTAAACATCTATGGGCAAAATCTTCAAGTGTCATTTGATTTATCCTCCCAAGGCAAACTAGGCAATTCCATATAATGAGTTATAGGACACGCGTCTCTTTGTGGACTCCAATCGCCAGCAAGATCATACACATAAACAATATCATTATTGTTAAATTTAGATGTAGAAACTATCTCAAAATGAGCCAAAGGATCTAAATGAAACAAAGCCTTCATTGGTGTGCCAAATCTTTTATCGGCTACCAAATAAAACCAATGGTCTTTCAAATCATTGTCAACAGCTTCATGTGTTAATGGAATCCAATCATTACTTTTAATAATTAACTCATCATCTTCTTTAACAATTTTACAATTGACAGAAGCATCTAAAACAATAACATCATTTTCTTCCCATTGTTTGCGTAATTTATCTGCTTTTGCTTGTCTAGGACCTGGTTTTAATATATAAGGAATCTGAATTATTACTTTAGCCATATCATTTCTCCCTAGGAACAATCTCAAGTTCTCCTAATGGTTCTATTATTTCTGCAAGTTTTGCCGCATCTTCATCGGTCAAATTAATAGTACACTCTATGGACTCTACCTGCATCATAGGAGACCATTCACCAGTTTTTTCATTACGAAACCAAAGTCCATTCTTTTTAGGTTTCTCATTATCATTATTATCTATTGGCATATTTATTACCCTCCTGTAAATGCTTAATCTCTGCCACTGTTATTGTATTATCAACATATATCACCTTATATACACTATCATATCTGGTGTTCCATCTTCTAACTTCATCCATTGTCTCTACAAAACAGTCAACCCATAATCCTTTTACACCGGGACCTGTGTCTTCTGTAATATAAATTTTACGATTGTTCGGATCTTTAGGATTACCTATCAAGATTATTTCACCATACTTATGATAGCCTAAGTCAATCGCACAAGTTGTTGGAACTGTCCAGTCACTAGACCAATGACAAGTGGCCCCAGAGGAAGTACTCAAGGACCACCCGCATTCTTCCGGACAATATGCCGTAATGAAGTGTCTACCAACATACTCGAATTCCATAGTTTGATAGTGTATCTCCATACTGTCTATCATATTGATTATTTCATTAGGTTCCCACATTTTTGGTTTAGGGGCTTCCATCTTCTCCATTCTAGTCCACCATTCATCTTGAGGAACTGGTGTATGGAAGTCTTTGGAACTGAAGAAAGGCCCTCTTGGCACAACACTTTCATGTGGAGATGCCACGAAAAATATCAACGGGATGACAGTACATGCAACGGCAAACCATAACAGACGATCAACGGTTTTTATTAGTTGTTTCTCGGTCATGACTCTTCAAACCATTTCTTAAATGATTCACGGCATTCAGGGCAGAGATCTACTTGGCCTGAGCAATGACCTCTCTTAATACTTATGTCATGCTTTCTCATTTCGTTATTATGAAATTCAGAATATCTTTCCCTATCCGAATCACTAATATTTTCCTGCTTAAAAAGCACATTGATCATATCATTTGCGCTCTCTGTTTCATAAAGCTTACCACATCTGTCACACTTCTTTGCTTCCATTTTGTTTGTCTCCTTTTCTATTTTTACTATACAATTTGGTTTAATATAATTATCATAAGTAAGCCACGGTTGACTGAGCCAGCCATAGCAATCTTCCGTACTTACTTTATACTGTGGAACATCAAATATTCCGTCTAAAAATGATTCGTCTAAATACCTAGCCATATCATTCTTCACCTCCGATCATAAATATCCTCCTTTCAGAATGCGCCTAAGTCTTTCGGTAATTCTCATTTTAGTTTCTTCACCACAGCGATCACACTTAAATACAAGATAAGCGCAACAATTTCTAAAGTCGTCTTCATAAAGTACAGCATTATAAATATGATCGCATTCAACCTTTTTCTTTTCTTTGTCGGTTCTATAATCGGTTCCGCAATAGTCACAAATCTTATCGTTCAATAGCCGCCCACAATTTATGCATATCATTCTCTTGCCTCCCGTTATTCAGTATCCTCAACCAAAATAGGACTAACTATCATAAAATCAACCTCACCACTAAAAAGATTCAAATTCATCGAGTTAATAACGGCTTTAAAATGAACAATTCTACCATCGTGTCTCATTCTTATAAATATAGGCGTGCGATTGTCCATGTCTATACCTACAAAATCATATACAACACTTCCACAGAATCGACATTTACCATCGTCCTGTAGTGTTCCGCCGCAATTAGGACAATGATGCATTCTTTCTGGTAATGCATCATATGGATTAGTGCTATTCATCTTTAGCCTCCCATTTGTCGTTCCTCACACGAATGTCACAGTCAAGACACGGCTCCTCTGTGATCTTCTTATCGCAATGCTTACAGTTAGAACAAGTATGCGCTGGTTCCCATTTGCTGAATGCTGCATCACCAAGGATTATTCTGTCACCAACAACACATGAATCGCATGGCTTATCAACAATTGTTTTAGACCTATGACGACATGTACTACAGTCTTTTTCCACAAATATCACCCCTTATTCTCTTTTTCATTCTTGGCTTTCTTTTGCTTTCTCGCATGATCGACAAGGGTCCACCAGAGATATGCAACCTCACAAAGAGTAGCAATAGCCCAATACATAGCTGTTGGCCATTCATAAATGTGAGCAAATACACATATTCCGGGCACAGCCACTAATATCACCGTAACTACTAATGTACCTACTACTTCATAAAAACTCATTTATTTTCTCCTTTCTTCATCTTTGCACCACCTTTCATTTGTGCCAAGCACTTAGGATTAGGACAATGCTGATATTTTTTATCTACTACTGCTCCACAACAAGAACACTCATAAGCTATAATATCGCCATCTTTTTCATTTAATGTTTTAAAGACCAATATTTTCCATTTCCCTTGCGATCTATCTTTAAGCGCCTTGATAGCCATATCCAAAGCTTCTTTTCGACATTCGTCAAATGCTTCATCGCCGCCGTGAATATACTTATCCTTTATTGCTTTTAACCATTTTATTGCTTCTTCATTACTCATTTCGCACCGCCTTTCTTCTTTTTCTTCTTAGCCACAATTGCCGAATATGATTCTACAACATCTTCCGGACAACCATAAACAATCCAACTGGCGGTTTCTAAAGCCTCTCTGCATTTAGGATCTTCTTCCATGTTGGCTAGAGTATTTAGCCATAACAGGATTTCTTTTCTAGTCATTTTTCTCCTCTTTCTCTATCTGCCAATCTTTCAACTTTGTTTTAAACTTCTTTTGAGCTTGCCAATAACCGACAGTACCAACTAACTTATTAGCGGCATCCTTATCATCTCTAGCCTTCAGATGAATTATCACCCCGGCTTTATCACATTCAGCCTTGTACGGATACAATTTCGTCGCCATTGGTTGGTTCCTCCTTACTAATTATCTTAAGCTTCTCAATCTCTACATTTTTCTTTTCAAGCTCAATCTCTAAAAGCTTATAACGTTTATCCAGTTCATCATAAGCTTTCTCGTGTTTATCCATAGATTCAGACCATTGTTTGAGAATATCATACGACTGCTTTTGTGCTTCCTCGAGATCCTCATTTATATGGTTAACGATCTCATCAATCTCAGCTAAATCTTTCGCCGTTCTGATTCGGTCAAATATCCAGCATAATATTACACCGACAAGTGCAATGGCAAGAAATATTATAATTATTGTTTTTAGCATAGTTAGTTCTCCTTTTTACGAACATATTCCTGCCATTCATCAATCCCAGACAAGAAATATGTTCCTTGATACTCTAAAAATGCAAATTCTTGGACACGCCTTGAAACATCTCCGGCACAGTCGAATTCTTCTTTAATAGGCTTTTCAAGAAGAATCATACCGCCATCTTCTACATCCTGAATATCTTGAGGATCAAAAACATCATAATAGAGATAATCGACATAACCATTATTAATGTCTTCTTGGCTTAAGTTGCATCCGTCGCCTTCTGATATACGAATTATTTTTTCATTTCCTATACAATAAATGACTAAATCTTTCATAAATATCACCTCATTACTTCTTAGCCTTCTTAGCCTGCTTCTTCTGATACCTTCCAACGTACTTCTTAAATACTTCATAATAATTATGCTTATTACCAAGTACCTTCTTAGAAATAGCCATTGCAAGACCCTTTTCCGGATCAAACTTCTCATTCTCAGCCTTTACAACTGTCTTTGTACCATCTGCCCAGATAATGATTGTTGCAGGATCATTGAAGATGACGTCCTCAATACCCATCCAATTTCCAGTAGCAATGGACCCGTATAAAGAATTTAAAAGCATTTTAGTTGCCATTATTTTTCCATTTCCTCTAGCGGCCAGCATGAATGCTGAATAAGGATCTATTCTATTTACTTCTTCAATCTTTTGCTTAATTATAAGAGCATCAGCATCTGTCAATACACGATCAGCAGTTACACGAATATCAATTTGTCCATTATATGATGTCATAGTGCTTATTTTGTTTTCTATATCATATGATACTACTTTATACATCTGCTTTTTTTCCATTTTATTCTCCTTTTTCATTTTTTCTCTATTAAACAAGTTTTCTCTATTAAACAAAAATTTTATAGTACGAACTATTTGATCAGATCCCATAACATAAAATCCTGCAGTTCTACTTCTGCAAGCTATAAATGTGTCTTTAAAATAATCCTGGTATTTTTCTGGTGGTTTGATTTCATAACAACCAGAAGGGTTATGAGAGAAGCTATAGTCGGTTACAAGCACAGTAAACATTTCTGGCAATCGCCAACAATGATCGTTAAAACTTCCATACCATATATTAACATATGGCCTTCCATGCGAATCTCTTTCTATAACATTTCCTTCAATACCTGAATCATCAAGTTTGTCACATAATTCATCAAGTAAGTCCAGTTTTAAATCTGAGTAATTTGCCATAAATATTAGTTCTCCTCCTTTTTATTCCATTCCCAACTAAGAGATCCGACACGTCTCGTTGCTTTACAAACATCATTACTAAAATCCATCATCTCTTTAAGGAATTTTTCAGGATCGTTATCAAGAATAGTAATGAATGTGTCTGGGACATATCTTTGTCTTATTTTTAGAAAACGTGCTATTGGTTTTTCATCATTATCATATTCTGTTACAATTTTAATTTTATCACCAATCTTTTCTTCAGAAAGTTTTCTTGCTTTTCGCTTCTCCTTAAGAACTTTTTGAATATCCTGATTTAATGATACTAATTGTTCAATAGTCATACTTTCTAGAAAATCCATAAATATCACCTCATTCCAAATTCATTACATCATTAATATCTATGTTCAATATGCTATCAGGCTCGGAAATATCAATATTTTCAGCCTTATTACCATAAGCGCCAAGGACTCCGCATGCCAACATTGTAACTACGAATTCCGGCCATTTTTTAATCAGATTATCGGCCATATCAAAAAGCTTACGACCATCAATCTTAGTCTTTGAATCAATACATTCCGTCAAATACTCTGACAAAGCGCCTAATGCCATAATCTTCTCAGGGTCCTTCTCTTCCGTACAGATCTTAGTCATAATATCACCGATTAACATAGTTAGTCCTCCTTTTAATCTTCTTTAATTCTGTCATAAAATGTCTCCTTTCATAATGACTTAAATTGGCCTTATACTACCATTAAACCACTCGTCCCTACAACTCTTATGACACAGATACGGAAAGAATAACAAAGGAGAACCGAGTCATAAGGTCGAGTGGTTTAATTGTAGTATAAGCTACCGTTTACCGTCCATACAACTCTTAACATTCTGTAGGAACTCAACGGTAGCCAAGTTAAATGAAGGTTCTTATTGAGCCTACAAGTCACCAATATAACGCTTATGGCTACGCTGCTTGCTTATTGACAGCAGTAAGTCACACTTCTTTAGGACGAGTGCCTCCTGGAGTTGTTGTGCGCTGGGTCACTCCACATCCGGAGTCGAACCGGATTTCAGGTCCACACTAACCCGTGGCAGCCCCAGTTGGATTCGAACCAACGCATAACGGCGTCAAAGACCGTTGCCTTACCGCTTGGCGATGGAGCTATGAAAAACTAATAGGCTGATAAATATCAACCTATTAGTGGGAATCTAGCCTCATCCCGTGGCTCACTGATATCGTCAGTGACACGTGGTCAGCAAAAGGTGCCGACCGTACCTATTATACGATGCAAATTATTTGCGAAGGCGTCAAAGACCGTTGCCTTGACCGCTTGGCTATAGGACTGTGTTTCCTAACTCCTTACACTTTTCAAATATCAATGTATCGGTTGCCCAATAAACATCTCCATTATCTCGTACATACGCCCAACCTGGTTTCTCATCAAAATGTGATACCCTAAGATAAGGTGCGTATTTCTGCTTTTTGCCGGTAAATGATATAATATCTATTTCTTTACCATGAATGTATACAAACATTAAAATATCATCATTCTTAGAAGTTAATGTTTCTATTTCATAATTAATATTATTTTCATTCAAAAAGTCAATTAATTGATCGCTTGTCATCTTTGTTATCCTTTTTCGGTCCATTTGCTACTTGCTCTACTCTAAGTATACACCTTGTGCTTAAGCTATCATAAATATAAACTTTGCTTAACTCGTCAAGTCCATCTAAAGATTCTTCTATTTTTTCCATTATTTCATCAATACGTATTGCAAGTTCTTTCATTTTGCCCATAATTTTATCTCCTTTTAAAATATACGCAAAAAGATATAGGAGACTAATGTCTCCTGATATCATGTTACATGTCATCTATTTTATCCATATAATCCTTAAGTTTTTCAAACATTGGTTCATACATCTTAACCAGTTTATTAGCTAACCGGAAAGACCTTCTCTTAGTCTTTGTGTCAGTAATAACATTTATGATGTAGAACACTGTTCTGACAACAAAAGTTAATGTCAATACAATAAATGCTACTGTAATCATAATGTCTGTCATTTTTAAATCCTCCTTATATCTTATACCTAGTGACCACCATTAGTCACCATTATATGATATAATTATTTTGCGAAAGACATATAGGCCAACTATTGTTGACCTAATGCCTGGTATAAAGGAGGTGCAAAAACCGTTAGTCGTCTGATTTTTTGGCTTTCTTAGCCTTTGCCTCTTTGATCTCGGTAATTTGTTGATACGTAAAGATGGCTCCTGCACCAAGTATTACAATTGTAATAATCGGTGCCGTTACCAAACTCAGTATATGTAACAACACAAAATCAATAACTACAAGTCTTATTATTCTCACCATAATTATCATCTCCTTCCATATTAGTTGTACCTCTTTTCAACCATTATATGAAAGAATTTATTTGCGAAAGACATATAAGCCACGAATGTAGCTTATATGCTTTTGGTATCAGTTCTTAATGCCCTTATAAATGTAAGCGACACCAAGTATTATTAATGATGCTCCCATCAAAATACTAAACATATCGTTTACCTCCTTCTTTATTCTTAAGTCCTAACTACCATTATAAGAATAAAAAAATATGCGAGGCAAAAAGAAAAAGGCTATGTTTCCATAGCCCTTTCAAGATTTTAATACTTAGCTACACGCCCAATTGCATCCGTAGTCAATTTATCTGCACCCATATTCATCGCCTTTTCTCTTAACAAGTATATACCGACTGCCGATCCAAACTCCATAATTCCTTCAATAACAACACATGCCAACTTAGGAAGTTCATTTTTACTTCTCATTACTTCTCTCATAGACACTAAATGCGCTATTTCTTCTTCTGTTTGTCTTCTCGTCTCAATATCGTGTATATTTGTTAAACTTATAGTTTTATCACGAATGAATTCGTCCAGATAATTTATTGCCTCCTTTCTTGCTTTTCTAGCGTTTCTTTTTGCTCTAAAAACCTCAAATGCCATAAACGTACCTCCTTCTTGGCCGGGTTTAATATAGTTTCTCCGACCATTATAATGTAAGTTTTATTTGCGAGTGTTATGTGGTGGTTTATTTTCTATTTTTTCTTCTAATGCTTTATATGCGTGACTAAAAGCTTCTAACACTATACTACTAAAAACAGTCTTTGATGATCCTCTACTATATGCTATTTCTAAACTTTTTAAAACTTCTAAAGCTTGTTCATCGGTCATTGGTTTTCTTTTAACAAGTCCCATATTAATCCTCCAAAATTGTCCATCTTCCTGTTTTCCAGTCTCTGAATTTACGGCAACAGCATTTATTTAATTCATAATAAGCTGTATTGCTTCCTTTATTTTCTTTAAGAAATATTGCCAATGATTTCGCAACGCAAACATCAGAACATAATTCTTTATAATTAATACTATCTACACTATCATTACCCCAATCCTTATGACCGGTCATAAGCTTATAATAAGGGTATATTTCACGTGGTCCGTTTTCAGAAATACTGTCATCATCTACTAAATCGGCAATTATTTTTCCACATTCGCTACAAGTTATTTTTAAACCGTTAACTACTTCTACTTCTCTTGTTTCTTTTCTTTTATGTTCTTCAATCATATTAATCCTCCTTTTCTCCAGTAACAGCTGCAATTGCTGCGATGAATACTCCTACGATTATTCCACAAACTAAACCTATTAAAAATGCTCCTATCATAAATATCACCTCCTTTTTGCAAATGTGCATTTCTCACACATCTCTTCAGCAAAACAATCCATGCGATTAATTTTACAATGTCCCATATTATGTAGAATATCATCCATTACAAAATTTTCGCACTTACCGCATGGGATACCTTCATAATCTTTCCACGGATCTTTTCTTAAATCTCTAATGTTTATTCCGTCCATACTGTTCTCCTTTATAAAAACTAATAGGCTAACTATTTTATGCCTCCTCTATAATTTGCTTTAGTTAACCCATTAGCCGCGGAATTCACTTGGAAAACCACGGCTAAATTACCTAAAATAATGCCTTAAAATTCCTATAATCCGCTATTATAGGAAGTAAAATATTTGCGAAAGACATATAGGCCAACTAATTGTTGACCTAATGCCTGGTAAGTTAATATCTAAAAACCAGACTTTCGTCCAGTTTAAAATTCTTCAACATGGTTCTGTCTGTATTTAGACAGAGCCTCACAAATCTCATCAATCCTCAAATCCAAAGTTGTAGTAGAACCTCCATTCTCTTCAACTCGGTCTCTCAGATTTCTAAGTTCCATTAACTCTTCCTTACTTTCTTCATAACCTACAGTATTAAAAATTTCAAACTTCATTTTTAAAATCCTCGCTTTCTAAATTTATTACTTACCTATTATATGGTATAAAATTTTTGCGAGGAAAAGAATATAGGGCGTGAAGACCCTATACCTGGATAGCCTATTCTGTTAAAACATAGAACGGTCTAAATCCGAACGATTCCATTCTGGCCCTATAAAACTCGTAAGCATCGTCATCATTATCATATGTATGATATGACCAATCACTTATTGAATATTTACGAGGAACCATGATTACGTTCCAACCTTCTTTTGTTTTTCTATTCATAATAACAGTAAAATCCGCTTTATCCATTACTATATGTTTCACGTCCTTAAAATGAAGTTTATCTAGCATAAATATCACCTTCCTTTCACATAATGTATATTCCGTAATACAAAACACCAACATACATTGTTAGTAATAGTATTCCGGCAAATATCCACCAATTGTCTCTAAAGAAATTTTTCATATGTCATCACCTCCTTATTATAAGAAAGAAAATATATGCGAAAAGAAAATAGCAGGCGTTTAACCTGCTATTATGTTTAATCCCAATATGTGGTGGAATTTTCCCAAGTGTTAACTCTGGTGTTATAACCTGCCTCCTTCTCATATTCGTCATCAATATAGATCTTCTCAGTAATAATCGATTCTATTTGAATCTCTTCTACCTGAATTTCTTCTACTTGAATCTCATTGATCTGGATTTCTTCAACACCAGAAACCTTCTTAGTTTCTTTTGTTTCCTCACCACAAGCTGTTGCCATAATAGCCATAATGCTTGCTATAATCATAACTAATACCTTTTTCATGTCTTTATACCTCAACTTTCTTTAATATTAGTTTCATTATAAGAATAGTAATTTTTGCGAAAAAAAATATAGCGACCTAATAAAGTTGCTAAGAAAGGTTTTCGTTGCCTAAGTAGTGCTCGGTATTGGCGAACCGAGTTACGTCCATCCTGCGCATAGGCGAACCATGCCTCTTGCGTCTGATCTTAATATTTCAAAGACCTCCATTGCTTAGGTTCAACCCCTTTTCGAAGGGGGCTTCATCTTGCTATTGGTTAAATAGCCATTTCCTTTCCATTATTAAATAAAAATTTTTTGCGACCTTCCCTAACTACTCGTCCCTACGCCTCCAGACGGGCTTTTAAGAAGTGTTAAACACTCTGAATATTTGGTTAGAGACGAGTAGCTGAAAGGTAGATAGGCATCCTGTAGAGGTGATTGTATTTATGGCTTATTCGACTTCCCAGAGGAGGTTAACAGATAGGAGATTCGTATTAGTAACAGGATGCCTAGAAAACCGGCTAAATATCACCAGAGTTTCGTGTCCCCTGGCATACGTGCAGTTGGAAAATAACTCTCCAATAGTTTCTCAGACCCGAAATGTATAGCTTCGTGTGTGGTGTGAGATGTGCATATTGCATTTTCCGGATCGAGAACTATTGGGGAGCCATCTCTAATATCAGCAATGGTTATGGGTCTTATATGGTGAATAATGATTCGTCCCCCTATCTGGAAACCATCAACCCCTAAGTCATTGCCGTTATCTCTTATGATTATTTGACGCCTGAATGATTTCCAAGCATCTGAATGGTAAAATTCCTGATTAAGATAGCGTTCAAAGCCAAACGTTTCTTCACCAATTCCACCTCCTAATTTTAATGCTCTAAATCGAGACATGAAATCAGGATATTGTATTAATTCTGAGTATGTCATGTGAATTTAATTCCTTGAACCATAAACCAGTTAAACGTGCCCATTATAATGAAGATTTGGTATAACGAACAGTAATCAAAATATCTGAAGAAGTCCAATTTGAATTTGACCTCAATATGAGATTATCTTTTGAAGTATCAATCCATATAAAAGTGGAATCAGTTGGAGCACCAACATCATAAAACGGTAATGCCCTCCAAGTTGTTTTAGTCGAATTAGACATAGACCCATTACATGATACAACTTTTTCAATATTACCAATACTTAATGGTATGTTCTGAGAAGTATTGGCAGTAATTGCATAATTACTTAAATATTTAGTTTTTTCATACAATGTCTTTCCGTCAATCCAAGTACCGACAATCTGCTCGTCAGTAGAATAGTTATGCGAAGATCCTCCACCACTTCCGCCAATGCATTCATACCATGCCATTAGTAGACCCTCACTTTCACACCAATATCAGAGCTCTGTGAAGGGAATGTCAGAGTAATTGCGTTGTTAGCTATTGATGAGTCTGTCGGAGATAAACCAAATACACTGGTGAAAATCCTGACATTCGAATCATTAGTTAACAAAGAATACTCAACAAAATATAATCCATTTGTCTCCCAGTTTGCAGCAGAGCAGGCTTTAAAGCATATGTAGTTCCTCGTGATCTCATCATTATCGGTATGAGTAACACGATCACCTACTGAATATGCGTTTTGTTCATTATATGTAGTTCCAGTGCTAGAGAGTGTAATGGATGTAGAGCCTGCTGTTAACGTACCTACAAGGTCATAACCATCGATAAGTATCTTTAATGCAGGGAAATACACCTTTCTTGTAACATTGCTACCACTAGGATTAACTGTCATAGGTAAAAGCGATTTCTCGTCAAGTTTATTGTTATACAGGGGCAACTGACTTAACGATCTTACATCAGTATCAGCCATTTTGTTCCTCCTCTAAATAGCACGCCTCATTAAACCCATTAGAAAGATTTATGAAGTTCTTTTCTGAAGTTATTATGGGCGTTTCTGTATAGTTTTTTGCGTATTTTACGTCAGTAGTATGGCTGCAAGGACCGCCGTTCGCTATACAGCCTATACTGACATTGCAAGAACACTTACAATTGCAAAGATAAAGAATTTTCATGGGATGTATTCTACCCATTTATCAGCATCGAATACTCCGGCGGCGGAGTTAACGACACATACATAATATTTGTTTTCATACTTACACTTATCACCAACCACGTAATCTTTAGAAATATCATAGTCGGCAACAGTATCATCGTCATAAGCAAAGACTTTCCAATTACGGGCAGTCCATTTCTCAGGCTCATATTGAGGAGCTACACGTACATAGTGCACTCCGCTCCTTATGACCTTATCTCCAACATTGTAAACCATTCCAGGATGGAAAATATCATCTTTCTCGTTGTCTGCTTGTACATTCATACGCCATTCGAGTTCCGCCATACGAGCTTTTATGGCCTCTGTAACGAAGCCACTCGTCGGCGGATCGAATATCAAGCGTACATACAAATAGATGTAGGTCTTGACGTTCTCATAATCTGCAACATTAGGCATGAAATCACTCCATGTCTCTGTTGTACCTGTAATCTTATAAGGACTATCAGGACCTACACCCAACTGACAAAGCTGATTTAACGCTGAATTGATGTGAATCAGAATATCAGGATCAAAATAATTCTCATCAACCTGGATGCCTAACAATTTGGAAATATCTCCAAGAATTGATTCATCCATAATTGTGACTCCTTAGAATATGAACTTAAGACTTACCCATCTGTCATCAAGAATAGCAATCTTACCGAAGCCATTCTTCTCTTCGTAAATCGTTACTTCATCACCAGAATAAAGCTTATCGATGCAGTCTGAATCGAAGGACGGTCTGCTACGAACATTAAGCCACGGATCTGCCTTAACAGTAGCTGTACGTACTCTAGACTTAGGCTCCTCGTTCTTAACTTCCTTAACCTCAACAGGCTCAGGCTTAGACTCAATTTCCTTTGTCTCGAATACTTCCTCTACTGCATTCTTCTCTTCTTCGATGTCCTTAATAAAATTATTCTTTCTAGGTCTACCAGCCATGTGTAGTTTCCTCCATCACTTTAATATTCTATTCCAAGTGGCCTCATCACAGATACCTGTAACTTTGAGGTTTCTTGTTGTCTGATACTGTTTCAAAGCATACTCTGTGTTTTCACCGAATATACGGTCGTATTTAAGACGATTTCCGTCCTTACCCTTGCATCCGAGCTCATTAAGAAGGATTTGAAGCGTATATACTTCTCCGCCTTCAGAACCAAGTTTAAGTTCTGTAAGTTCGATCTTATACTTTTCAGGCTCAGGTACATAAATAGGAGTTGGTGTAAGATACTTACCACTAGCATAACCAGCACCATACTTAACCCAAGTATTCACTCCACCAATGTCTTCACCTTCAACTACTTCCTTAGAAGTGAAGGTAGTGCCATTATCGATGTATCCTACCTGAGTTGACTTAGTTGTAGGTTCCTTACGAATTCTGAGAGCATCACCATTAGTCTTTACTGTATAGGTATCCTTAGGAATATCACCGGAAATCATAGCAGTAACTCGTGTAGCGAGGTCTCCCATCTTACCCATGAGCCATGAACCAGGACAATCTGTATCTGAAAACCATCTATGAACTGTAAGAAGCATTTCATCGTCCTTAGGGCTGTAGTTAAGAGCCTTAGTCTTATCACTAATCCAGAGGAGCTTCTTCTTGCCATATCTCTTGCAAATATCAGCACAAAGCTTAATGAGCTTGTTATAAACAGCTGAATTGAAGGCGTAAGGAGACTTAGCGTCAGAAGCACACTCAATTGTAATGGCGCGGTTGTCATTATCTCTCGATGAAGAGGTCCAAGCTCTCCATTCTTCTCTTACACAACCTCCAACACGTCCATCTGAACCAATTATATAGTTAGAGGAAACCTGTCTGGAAGTTGTAGCGAAGTAATCTAAGCCATTTTCGATTGAAACCTGACCAACCCAACAGTGTGGAGTGATTCGTGTGACTTTGTAGGTACGATTACCTGAATTATCACCCGATTCTCTAACTTTATCTGTCAAAGGAGACCATGTTGCCATATTAATTTTCTCCTTTCAACGCTTTCTGGTACTTGATAGCACCAAAACCAAGAATAGTACCTACAAATGCAGCGATGAGATCGATTGTACCAATTACAAAATGACCCCATGTCCATCCATAAAGTGCACAAAGACCTGCAATAAGAATATTAAGTGCAGGAACAACTGTCAAACAGATCCATTTTAAAATATCATATACTTTTGAATTCTTAAAGATCATTGTTTATCCTCCTATATTTTACTTCAATATCTCCAGTATCGCAGAAAATATTATTAAGTCCTGCTTTTGTCAGCAATTCCGCCGTGTTGCTTGCGTATACGACAAGCGGGGTTGCAAGCTCGTAAACGACTTGTGTATGATTATTTGCAAGCCACGTTCTAAGCTCCGCAACGCTTTGAGCCGTTGTATAAGGCAAACTAATTAAAAGCCTTTGATTGCTTATAACGGCAATTTTATTTACATTAACCGTCTGTATAATTGTATTTGCGTTTGTTTTTTCAAAAATATTTGAATAACAACGGTTTTGTAAATCTGTGTTTTCACAAATAGCAATATTAGTAACATTTATTGCAAACCTCGACCAATTATTAGCCTCATTCTTTGAATTTAACACCCAATTCTCATCGCTTGAACCGTCAAATTCGTCATAGCCTTGCGTCAGCGTTATCTTTCCCGTAACCGCATCAACCGAACCGCCGTAATATGTACCGCCAAGATTGATTAGAGCGGTTGTGCCATTATAGGGTTCGTAGTCGGTAGCCTCCGAGCCTTGCTCTAATTGTATTTTACTTGCGTCCGCAATATTTCGAGCCGATACAACTATAAATCGGGTGTCCTCCGTGGTTGTAAACGTCAATAAATTAGTGCGACGCACTATAAAAGAGCTTATATTATTATCTTTATAGAGTCCTATACCGCACCAACTATCATAAGTTGAAGAAGTTGCTTTTATTGCAAACGTATATCTCGTATTAGGTTTAACGGGTATAAAGTCGCTCCTCATTTCGCCCATTGAATGTGCCGATGAAAATGCACCAGTAGTTGTAACATAGCCGGAAACCATTGTAGATAAATCAATTAAATTTTTACCACCGTTATACATAGCCACCTTATCCACTCCTACAATCGGGATAGGTGCGCTCGGTGTCGGTGTTCCGCTTGCCTGTGAAGCAGAAAATTCTGCAATACATCCCAAAACTGGCATAGCAAGACTGGTGCTAAAATTCGCTATGGCTCCGCTGGCTGTTGCAATAGATGTATTACTATTTTGTGTTGCAAATATCTTACCACATTTATAGTAAGCCATATTACATCACCTTAACCTTAATATTTACATCTACACCCTGTGCCACGAATGTAAGCACTATTTGACCAGCTGTTACTGCAACATTTGTTGGTTCTAAACCATAAATATCAGTATAAATTTCAATTGTTGCTCCAACAGAAATCTGAGAATCTGTGATAGTTACGGTAGTTTCTCCAGCAGTAAGTGTAGCAGAAAATATCGTACTTGCGGCGCCGTATTCTTGCCACGTAGTTCCATTAAATACAAACTCCGTTGACTCATATGTAACCATATCACCTGTTTTAGCAGTATAGGAAGCTCCGTCAATTGTTACAGGATTTGTAGAAGAGCCATCGGTAAGTTCAGTAGTTGTCACACCACGCCATATGATAGCCTTATCTATGACACTTATTTTCTCAAGAAGCTGCATAAGAAGTGCTTCTTCCCTACTTTGAGGTGCACCAAGGGGATTTGAGGCACCAAGAATATTTTCAAGAATATTTTCAGTTCTACTTTGGCCCATAGATTAGACCTCCTTTATTATGTAGTCTCAAAACTGAAGTCTTCAACTTTAATTGCATCCGAAACAGTTTCTGTTCTAAATGAAACATAAACGGTTACCTTTTTATATGTAACTGTTGATAGTGCTCTATGCACAGCAATTCCTTCAAAAATACAACCATCATCAGTACATGTAGTACAAGGTAAATATGCTCTAGTAGGTCCAAAACCAGAAGTTGACGTGATTTGAATATTTAAAAATGTATTATCTTTTATTGCCTTACCACTAGTACACATACTGATTCTTGTAAGACCAGATGGCATATTTATTGAGAGCTCGGGGTGCTCACTAATATAATAAGATCCAGTTAATTCATAAGAAGTCGGACTTGCAGGCTGTTCAGCTGCCCATTTACCGCTCGAAACAGTCAGGACTTTCCCATTGTCAGAACCCGACACAGGAGGTAATTCAGCGCCGCATAAAACTTCTCCAAGATTATCTATATAGTCTTCTACTGATACATCATCTTTAAGATCGTCCGGATCTCCTCCAAGTTTTAAGAAAAGTCTTTTAAGGGCATCGTTTATATTAGCCATCCTAATAACCTCCTTAGGCTTTATTAATCAAATACTCTTTTAAGCTTGCTTGAGCCTTCTTCAATTCGTCAATGTCATTACCATTGATTGCATGAGACATTAAGGCTAGCAATGCTTTCTGAGTAACTCTATTTCCTTCTTCAATAGAAGAAATTCGGCGATTGTCGTTATTGAAATACTCTTCATGTATTTTCAATCGAGCTTCAAATTTAGCATCCATCGCGTCAATTTTCTTACTAATATCTTCCAATTTTCTGTTCTGAATATTCTCAGGTTCTTTTAGTTTTTTAACGGCGCTAACAATTATAGCGACAGCTGCCGAAATAGTTATTAGCGCCGAGCAACAACCCATCAAAATAGTCCAGAACTCCTGTAGGCTCAAAGCCCCATCACCATTAAACATGGTATTTTCCTCCTATTTTGAATTGTTGTCAACTTACTTTAACTAACTGATGAGGACCTACTGCAATATAGGCCCCATCCTTCAAAGAAACCGTAGATGCAACAGAAACCGTACTACAGTCATAAATTGCCTTGTTCTCAAATGCTTTTTGAGAGTTATTCTGATAAATTGAACTCTTAATATAGTCAATTTGGCCTGCAGGAGCTGCATGTGCAAATCTAGATATGAATGTTCCATTAGCATATGTGGAATCTAAATCATAAAATTCTAAACTTGAGATATTAAAACAATTAGCCTGTGAATATGACCCTACACCTTTTCTAGAACTAGCAAAAATACTACTATTTGATTCAAAGAAAAATATAGCTGAATTGTTTAAAGGTGATACACTATCGTTCTTAGCCAAAAATGATAATAATATGAAATCATCATTAACTATATGCGATACTCGAAGGCCTCTATTTGCAACATTATCCGCATATGGTTCATCCCATCCATTTTTGTCAGAAAAAATCATAGACTGAGAATTCGCAGACTCTCCTGCTTTTGCTATAGCATTAAAAACCAAATTAATAGATCTACTGGCCAATGTTGCACCCCTACTTAAAGAGAACGCGTTTCTATTTTTTATTTTAAAATTAAAAGTAGGTGTATGACTAGTATCACTAGGATATTCATCATCCGGATCAGAAGTGCAAATTATATCACTACTAAGATTTTCTAAATACTCGATGAGTTTCACCATGAAAGTTTTTTCATTAGAATATGATGAAATATATGTATTAAAAGCACTACTCATTACTCATTACCTCCTTCATCTATAGGTACTATACAATGAGCACCAATTGCTAAATGATTATTAAGAGGAGTAGGCAGAGATACTGTAGACAGAATTGTAACTGTTGAACACTCCTTAAGAACTGTAGATGTGTACTTACGAATTCCATTGTTAACAAAATAGGATTGCGCTAAGAAATCCAATGTTCCAGGAGGTGCCTCATAAGGGAACATATTCGTATAACTATAAGCAATTCTTGCAGTATCCAAAATATTCTCAAACGTAAGTCCTGAAATATCCTGAAATGTAGCGGAATCAAATCTCTTATAACCAATCAAGTTAGACGAGTTAGTTGTTCTTACAAGTACAAACTCAAGTCCGTCTGCATCTGTATGGGAATCATACAAAGATATCAGCGAACAACCATCCTCAATATAAGAATGAATAGTCAAATTACCAGCAGTACCACTTCCACGCTTTCTCTGAGATAAAAGATAAATATCACCGTTCTTTAACCATGTGTAAGTAACTGTAGTATCACTATTGTACCCAAAATAGCCTTGAATGTTAGTGCCATCAATACTAAAGAGAGCCCCAGTAAAATCAACCTCATTAAACGTCTCCTCTGCTGATTCTGCGGAAATACCACTTAAATTATTTAAATAATTAATCAATGAATTAATACGATCGTCATGCCCAGTAGACACTACTACACTGTTATAAACACCCATCTAGTGGTACCTCCTTTCTTAATTAATGCCCCAAACTTGTAAAATTCTACCGCCACCTTCATATGTAGCGCTTCTTCCATCAAATGTTACTATCAAATTATTTCCATTATGTCTTAATCTATATCTAAGCCACTCTGTTTCATCATGGATTTGATACTTAATATCTGTTTCAGTAACTTCGCCTTTAGTATGGTTTTGTGATACTCTAGCGCCGCCATTTCTTACAACGCCAACAACCATATATTGGGCATAATTACTCCAACCACTTGGCATTTCCCATGATCCAGATGATAAATTACCTTCATATAATAAAGTAGCACCCATACGAGCAGTTTTATTCTCAACAGCACTAACACGATTACTAACCGCACTAATCTGGTTATTGACACCACCAAGTGAACTATTAATACCATTAATAGATGATTTCATAGTAGACATTTCACTATTTACAGCATTTATTGAAGCATTACAAGCATCTGCTGTATCTTTAACTGATTGAATGGAATTTGCGACATCTGCTATCTGGCTATCGATGCCAACCCAATCCGTCCAATTGCCATTAGAATAGATTCTTCTATACTCATAACAATCATAACCAGACTGAACTAAATAGGCAGTCTGAAGATAGGTATCAGTACCGTACTGAATAGTTTGAATAAGGAATGTATCTCCAAAATCACTAGGAAATGTTCCGTTAGCTGCTCCTCTTGTTACAAGCATTGCCTTAACAAGCAAGTCCGTCCCTACAATGTCATCAATGTTTCCATTGAATACAACAGGCTTTGGAGAGGCAGCATATCTGTAATATTGACCTTTTATATAGGTTTTATCTGTATAACCAGCTATATTGTCAGGCATTATTGTACCTCCTCAAAATATATTGTATAAGTTTCTGCATCAACAACATAGTAAACAACAATATTATTTGTACCAGCAGGAGGTGCAGATTTAAAAGTTATAGTCTTAGTGTCTTTGTCAAACGTATAGTTATACGCCATTTCTCCATTGATGAAAATATCAGCAATACTCATTACAACACTATCTGTTACGATAGTAAAGCTATATGTATCTCCAGTACCACTAAATGTTGTTGACTGCTCATCTACCTTAGGATAATAGCCAGCGACGTAGTCATCATCCTTAAGCAGACCTATTTCATCAACGATATTATCATAATCTTCATCACCATTACCAAGCATTCTCTGCATCGCTGCGAACCACTTGATAAATGGCATTGTCTGTGTATCTAAAAGTGGTTTCCATTTTGAATAAAGTTCAGCAATTGAGAGTTTCTCACATAACCATGCGAAGTATGGAGTCTCAATTCCGACCACATACTGAAGATCATACGGTCTGATAGATGTAGAACCGTGTCTAACCGTGACATATGCTATTGGAAACTGGTCAATACCATCTGCATGTACCATTGTAGGCTTAACAGGGGTTGCTGCAGGTGTTCCAGCAACAACTTTAATACTGTTAAAACGCTCTGTAATAGGTCCTGGATCTGCGGGATTGTAACCGGTCATCTTAGTATTAACCTCAATAATAACGGCGTCAATCCTGTCATAGGTCTCATGCGCTGTATTTATCGCTAATGTAGTGTCTGAGTCAGATATGGTAAATGTGCCAAGAAACCATGCACGTCCAGGAGCTACCTTAACATTCATGTCTTCTGTATCGGCACTTACCATAAATTGTTTGTTGATTGGATCATTCTCTTTAGATGACAAATACACACCATCTAAGATAAGACCATCAAACAACTTAGACATTTGTCCACTTTGATAGATTCGGTCATACACACCGCCAGTATGTAATGCACTGTAAAAACCATAGGAAACTGACATAATTAGCCTCCTTGAATTTCTGATGTATAAACCGTAATCTCGTTTGCATTACTGTTAGGATACATTGTACCGCTAACAAAACCAAAGTTAATAAGTAACGGAGGAATTGCATCTTTAGCAGATGAAAGATAAACACAATCATCACTAACATAAGGATAACCACCAGATACATAATCCGTGTTATATACCTCAGCAATCATTTCCGTTACTTGAATAATCTCATCGGCAGAAAGATTTCCCATTGAATCCTTAATGCTGTCCATCCAAGCAGTAAACTCATCGCCATATCTGCTCTGATATGAGTCAAATTCATTCTCAAGATTCTTAAGAATGGTATCTACTGTAATGTCAGGATCAGTAACATGAGACTCCACATAAGGAGCTCCGCCTGCGTTGATCTTATTTGTTATCTCTGCTTCTGTTATGGCACTTTCGGTATTAACTGAACCAGTGACATAAACAGTAGCAAGAAGATAATAAGTTACATGTTCAGGAACTGTAGCTGGCACATTAAGAACAGGATTGATGGCTTCTTCACCAGTAGACACATAGATAGAGTTCTGTCTCTCATCCTTGTCTACCTTAATGTATATACCATCAATTCTATTGAGCTGAGCGTCCCTAGAATCTAACTGAATCGTTAAAATATCATCATTTAAGGTCCAAGTTCTGTCAAACCATGCTCTTCCGGGATTAACAAACAGTTCCAAATGACCGGGAACAGAAGCATCCGTAGGTTTTACCTTAAACGGTGACCAAGTATTTGAAGTTCCATCATATACAGAATCTGGATACTTCTTAAAAATACCATCAGAGATAATGCCATCAAAAATGGCACCAAAATCGTCAGCACTGTAAACTCTATCTCGCTTACCGCTTGATTCACTAGCATTAAAAAAGCCACTAATTACTGCCATTTTGAATTTCTCCTTAAATATTAGCTAACAGTATGTTTTTATACTGTCCAGCATCAATGTTTATAGTTGTAATGAGTCCTAAATCGGTTCCGTAAGGAGGAGCCCAAGAAGGAAACAGTACTCCAGGAATCTTCATGCCTGTCGTAGCATCTACGTCGATGTAGAACAGTGGTTCACCAACAACTGTAGGATGCTGCTTAAGTACATCTTTGTTATCCTGGTCTTCATAATTTGTATAAATGTCATCCGTCGTAACCCAAGCAACCATATGAATGTCTCTCTTGACCTTAGCGCCAATTTCAACATCTGAATCAGTGCTAACCTTCTTGACAAATGACTTGAGATAGTATGTTGTCTCATCTTTAACAGCAGTTGCAATGAGCGTCGTGGTATTGAATCTTGTTGATTCAGGAACTTTAACAAGGAATGTATTATCCTTAAGTTCGTCATTAACCTCAAGGTATCTTGTCGTAATTGTGCTGGCCTCAACGGACTCAAATACAGGATAACACTTGATTCCAGTATTGTCATGCGAAATTATGAATTCCTTAACTTGTACTGAATCATAGTAACCATAAATGTCATGTACTTCTACAATGTCGCCTATGTTGTAGTCTTCCCTGTATTTGAAATTCGTGTTATAACCAATCTCTGCATCAAACTGCTTAGTCATTCTGTTTTCAGGTATAGTAAGCTCAGCAAGAGCCATATCCTTTACAGTCGACCTCATTACCCCTTCATCAACAAGCCAATCTACAGAAATTGTCTGCTTGTTGTCATAGAAGTAGTCATAAGTTGAAGGAACAGATGTAGCATCTACAAACGTCTCTCTACGGTCTAGTCCACCTGCAATATCGTCTTGGACAGCACCTAAGATGTCATAATTCTCAACTGGAATATCATCCAATTCCTCCCATTGCTGAGCATTAAACGTCTTGTATTTGTCGGTTAACTTTGTCCAATATTTAGTATTTGTAGGTGCAATGCCTGTCTTTTCTACGTCATAATTCTTACGGACATACATACGATTTTCGCCATTTGAGTTATACCAAACAACAGCATTTGCCTCGTATTCATTTCCGGAATCATATACGGCGTCATTTTCTTCTTTTCTAAATATCGATACTTTACCTGTTCTGCTGGCATCATTAAATGTAACAAAATCACCAGCTTTGTATTGAGTACCCCAAACCCAATCCTCGCATTCATCCCAAAGAGAACGAACATGCCTATCAGATGATGTCTCACCCTTAGACTCATCGTAAAAATTCTGATGAAGGACATCATGGGTAATTGTAGGAATCCACTTAGATGAATCAAATGATCCAGTAGAATTATGGTCCTCCAAACATGTAAAATATCCACCATTGTACTTGACTACATCATCTTTCTTATGACTAGAAGGAGCCGATTCAGTGCCTGCAACATAATCTGAATAGAAGTCAGCAGCAGGACCCCATGTTACACGAATATCAACGCGTTCCCACTTAGAAGGGTCCCAATCTCCAGATGTATTATCATATTTACATCTGAAATATTTTTGCTCAGTGTAATAGTATTCACTCCAAAGCAATACATCATAATGTTCTGTAGCACTTCCAGGAGCTGCTTCTGGTTCCGTGGTTAAGAAATAACATCTGTCTTCCGTAACCAAAGCACCGCCAATATCAGTTCTAGATACTACATCTCCTTGGTTGTATGTTTGATACGTAGGAGGACTTGTAGTGTCATCATAATCGACATTAAACTCATCTGGGGCCCAGTCAAGAATATTCTTGTCATCTACCTTAGGTAAGATTTCATCAGAATCATTCTGACCAAACTTCGTTGATACAGCCCAAACCTGATTGTCCTTAATACGAACAATACCAGTCTCTAATGCAATTTCTTTGTCTGAGAACTCCTTAACAACATATTTGGTTCCCTGACCTTTATAATAAGCCATGTTCTTATATGTTGCCATATCGATTGACGAATCGCTTGAAAGAAGATTATCGAAGTCACTTGAGAAACATACATAAGGATTTTCACTCTGAGATGCAAGATGGGACTTTCCTTTGTAAAGAGAAAAGTACATCTTTTTGTCATCTGGATTCATTGTGAGTTTGAAACTTATTTCATACATATCACAAAGTGACTTAATCAAATCATATAGATTGTCTCCCTGATAAGAACAAGGCGACATCTGAATTGCATAAATTGGATCTGTAACAGCTGGTGCTACAAATACAAAGTCATTAATCTTTCTTTGTGGTTTGTTTCCACAAGCTTCGGGATCAATGATGTAAAGCTTAAGCAAATACTCAATAGCCATCCATAACGGAAATTGCTGTCCTGAGTCCTGATTCTTAGACTTAGGGTCAAGTATTTTTGTCGTGTTTATCTGAGTTACGGAACCATCATCATTCCAAACTATTCTTCTTTGCAAAATTGACTCCAAAGAACGTCCAGAAATAGTTACAAAGCTTCCGTCTTCCAAATCAGTAGCATAATTTACTTTTTCAACTATCATTGTTCTATCTGATTCGGAACATTGTATATAATAATCTTGATGAATGTTTGCTAATAATTCAACAGCATCTGCTGGTATGTACAATTCGAAGTCACCAAGATCTTCATATCTATCATTCCAAATAAAAGACTTATATGAATCAATGATAGCCACTTTTTGTTTATTTGTATTGAAAGATATGACTTCCATTTTGAATTATACTCCGTAATAATAAATTTTGTTTTTAACACTTGCTGTAATTTCTATAGATGCATCCTTATCAATAACAAGATAGTTTAATCCAGTTGTAAGATTAACCCATGTACCAGTAGGCTCAATGGCTCCAAGCACATTGTAATCGACACCATCATGAGTATAGGTAAGTCCTTTCTCTCCAATAATAGTAGAAAGAGTAAGTTTGTCGCCTGCTACAATTCCTGTATAATCCTGAATAAGATCAGATGCAATATTCTTAACTTTCTCAAGCGAAAAGATGCTTGTTGTGTTGGTTAAAGAGTTGTCAATACGAATCTTTTTAGGATTTTCAGGAGTATGTTCTACATTTGACTTGAAAATTATCTCAATAACAATTCCTGTTTCTGCATCACCTTCATAATAGAGATTTGTAGCAACGTAAGGCACTACATCGCCCATTAAAAGCTCTGTATTATCTTCAGGAACCTTAGAGAATGCAAATGAGAACTCAGGATTTGACGAAACACTGAATCTCTGTTCTTGTTGTAAAGATTTATAGAAATACGGTTGAGGACAAATAATGGAAACAGAAGCTCCTTCTTGACTCGAAAATATTGTAGGGTCATTCGCTTCTACATAGCCATCTATAAAATAGTCAGTATTAGACTTTCCATTATTTGTTGTAAATTTAAGTTTTACAAACTTTTTTAAAGGAAAATAGGTATAGCATTTGCGTCTTATGTCCTCTATTGTGAGTGTATCATGGTCCACAAATACAAAATTAAATACAATATTTCTGCTGCTCTTTCTAGCAGAATTAAACAAACCACCATCCATCGATGAAATATCAGCAACGTTTACAGTAGCTTGTCCTGGACCTAAACCGTCAATGGAGGTGACGGCCAATCCCTCTTTCCAAGGATTGGCCAATTCACATTCCATCGATCTGCCAGTGTGGTTTGTAACTGTAAATGAGTGCATCATTTTTAGAAACCTCGTGACATAGAAAGTTGCCTCTGAGTTTGTCTGTAAATGTCAATACGAGACAAAGCCTTCGGCGAATAGTTGTTTTGTGTAAAGTTATAAACGTTTTGCCATCTATCTTTCATAAATGGATTAAGTTCAGAATCTTGATTAATATAGTCACCAATTGAGGCATTTTGTGCTGCCATTAATGAAGACATAACAATACCATTTGCTTTTTGTGCATCAGAAGCAAGTTGATCAAGATCAAACGTAGGAGTAAGATCAGCTCTCTGGGATTCAAGACCATCTTTGAGGTCGGATGCTGCTCCGACTGCGGTATTAATATCGCTATCAGTAAGAGTTGACGAATCTTTAAGCTCATCTTTAAAATCCCACCATTTAAGATCAACATCTGGAGCGGACACACCAAACTGACTTGCCAAAGATTTGAAAATATCAACGATTGACCCTTTTTGTGCTGCCTTTGCTTTTCCAAGATAATTTAGAGCTTGACTTGTATACGAATCGATCATCGCATCAACATCAACAACTCCAGCGGCTCTTGCTCTATCTGTTATAGATCCAAGCGCTAGATTATACGCACCTTGTTGAGCAGATTCAGCTGCTAGTATCTTAGAATTCCAATCAGCCCATTCTTTAGCTGCACCTTTACCAGCATTTCGAAATGCTTCTTGCAACTCAGTAACGGTCATTTTTCCAGCTTTCATGTCCTGAACAGCAGTATTAAAATTTCTAAGGTTCTTTCCTTCGTGACCTTCCATTGCAGCTTCAAAATCTTCTCTCAATTGAGCAGCTTCCTGAAGTATTGCTGATTTATTGTTTTGGTATTGTAAATAATTAGCTAAATCATCTTGATAATATTGAATATGCGCTTCAAATTCTTGTCTGGTTAAATCAGTTCTATCATTTACGCCATCAAACAAAGTAGCAGTTATCATTCTTGATGAATCTTCTGCTGCTTGTTCAGACATTCCGGCAGCAACTGCTTCTGCTTTTAATTTTTCTTGTACTTCTTCTTGTTTTAATCCAATTAATTCTTCTTTATGGGCTTCAGCAAGCATTCCCATCTGTTGATAGTTATTAGCAATATTGGTTAACGCTAAATCACTAGCAGCTGTTTGCATTCCAAATACTTCTTGGAAAGATGCAGAAGTAGCTTCGCTCAACAAACCAAAACTTTCTAATGTAAATTTTGTATATTGATCCGTTGCTCCAGTTGCGTATTGTAATACAGCTAAAAGTTCATTAACTTGGCCTTCTGTGTAATTGATTCCGGCAGCTTCTGCCTCATTCATAATATTAGTTTTTAATACTGCTATATCAAGACCTTCGTTAATTCCCTCAAATGCTTGCGCTCTCTTTAATGTGAGATTTAAAAGCTCTTGATTTAATTGAACTTCATACTCTTGGCCTTTTCTATCAATTGTTATGGAAGATTTTCTAGCCTCATCGCCAACTTCCATTCCATATGCTTCACGAACCGAAGCCACATATTGGTCTAAACCGCCAGATAACTGATTGAGAATCGCTCCATGCTTTTCTCTGGTCATATAAGAATTAGCAGCAAACATTTCAGAATATGCTGTAGCTAATGCTTTAGCGTCGGAATTGGCTATACCGATAGCAACATCATTAACATGCTTAACATAGCTATAGAAATCTTGTTCTTTATCTTTAATTCCTTGTATGGAACCAAGCATCACATCTCTATAAATATCTTCAAATTTTCTTGATGGTGAATGCGAGTCTAGTGTTTTTCTTGCTATATCAATACTTTGTTGTGCAAAATCTGCAACGGCAGTATTCACTTTAGCTATATTATCGACAACTCCATCATGAGCGCCATTTACGCCTGCTTCTCCAAGCTCATAACCATCTTTATATGCTTGCCCAGTTGCTCCATCTATAAAACTGGTATAACCACTATCAGACCATAATAAATTCCAATGTTCTCCAATCGATTCCCATGGTTTTTTAATTGTTTCTACATTTTTTTCAAGCCATTTGTCTATTTCGTCAGTTGAATCATTTAATGTTTGCATTACTAATTTGTTATTTTTATTAAATATTTTTCCTATTTCATAAAAACCACGAACTATAAATGCAATAACACGACCGATTGCCGATAATATTGCAACAACAACGCCTTCAATAACATGCCAAATTGTAAGAACAATAAATACTATAGTCTCTCCCAATTTTGTGAATGTTTCAATAAAAACTTGACCGGTTAACTTAAGATCAGTGAACATTGTAAATAACGTTCCCCAATAAGTAAGGGCATCCGAACGAATATAAGCAGCTTCTTTACCTGCTTGTTGTCTTAATCCATGAATTGCAGCTGAAACAGCTCCAAATGCAATAGCTACGACTCCTGCCAATTGCAGTACTTGTTTTGCTGCATCTTTGGCCGCTATTCTTGTAAATTTTATATTTGTACCAAATATTTTATTTAAAGAATTAGAAACGGTATTTCCAATATTTTGAATTAATTTAGATTTTGATATAAAATTAATAAGTCTTGCTGCAGCATCATTTATCTCAAACTTCATTCTTTTAAAAATTTTCAAATTATCTATTCTTTTATGTATTGATTCCATCTTTTCAAAAGATGTTACAAGTGCATTAAAATTCTTTGAAAATTCAGTTAGACCTTTTACTCCAGCAATAGTTAATCCACCAAAACCTAATAATGCAGCAACTCCTTGTTCTGTAAACACACCTGTTCCATCTTTCTTTTTAAAGAAAGAGTTTAAAATAGCAGTTATTTCAGCAAAAATTAAATCTAATGCCCTTCTTATTATTCTAGCAATATCGTATCTTCTAGTATATAATATATCTACAACTTTACCCAATAGGTCAATAATAAGATTTACAAACTTATCAGCTATTGAAAGCATTGTTTCACTAGAAGAAATTATTGAATCCGCAAATCCAACAACAAATGAAATAAACATGCTGCCAACTGACCAGCCAATTTCGTACAATGCTTTTCTTAATTTAGGAAGTGCATCAGTTATAATATTTGCGATCATTGAAAGCTTATTTAATAGATTTGTTTGAACTTTCTTTACGTCTGTGTCAGGAACATTCATCGAAGACAATGCAGCAATTAAAGCGCCGATGCCAGCAGCTAATATACCTATTGCTGCGACAACAGCTGCTATTGAAAATGAAATCTTTTCAACAACCAAAGCAAAATTACTTGAGAATGTTTTCTTGCACTTCGATATAACTATGGTCATTAATGCTAATAATGATATAAATGCCACTAATACTCCGCCAACAATGCCTATTGTAATCATAGTATTTTTAGGTATATCACCCATTTTACTAATTACAAACAACACGCCAGCAATCGCTGTCATAGCAGCAACCATTATTAAACTAAATTTTTCTAAATTTGTCCAAATTATTAAACCAGATTCTCCAGCACCAATTTTCTTTGCCATTTTCATCATGACACCGATCATAGTGGCAAAAGCAGTCATAACAGTAGCAAATATTATAAGTGCTCTAGTCCATGCTTTGCCGTCATTATCAGAAATTAATGACTCTATAAGCGGTTTCATTGCTAAAATAACAATAGCAACACCAGCCATAGCACCAAGCATTGATACTGAAATCTTTTTAAGTTTTCCAATATCCTTTGCTTTAGATGTAAAATATGCTACACCAACTGCTATTGCGCCAAGTAATCCAATAATGCCCATTACATAGCCAAAACTTGTATTGAGTCTATCTGGATCAATCTTAGACATCATTTTCATTGCAAATGCAAGAATTAATACCGATGCAGATATTGCTAATATTACCTTGGCAACTCCAGCTAACTTAAAGAAAGATGCAAAAGTTCCAATTGTAGCCTTAGTATTCTTTGTTACTTTAGATGTTCTTTCCATTACTGCTATTAAAAGAGTAACAGCAATCGTAATTGCACCTATCATAGCAGCTACAAGTTTTGCTGATTTTATAAGATTCTTTTCTTCATATTTAAACAAGAAAACCAATGCTGTTAAAGCACCGACAAATATTAATATTGAAATGGCAACATCTTTAAACATCTTGCCAATCATTCTAAACTCAAATCCTCTAGCAAGTTTTTTACCAACTTTTCCGAGTTGAGTTACAAGATTATCTAATACATCATATTGAGATAATTGCTTTCTTGCCATTCCTATTGATTCATTAAATTTAGCAAGAGCTGTAATAATAGGGGTTAATGTTACTGCAAGTACAGCTAAGAAACTCGAAAATACTACTAAACCATTTTCAAGTTTATCATATGGAACAAACGCCAAACCTACCATTGCAGCAGCTAATATACCAATAGATATAGCTATATTAAGAATCATCTTAGACTGAATTTGTCGTTCGTATGCTTTTACAACACCTACTCCAGCTAATAATAAATTATTAATATTCTTTAATACACTTATTTTTGCTAATGTCTTTGAAAAGTGAGATACAGCTAACATAGCAGCTGCTATTCCACCACCTAATAATGCAACTTTCTTTACAATACCTTCAAAAGAAAAATCAGCCCCTTCGAATACCTTTTTAAAGAAATTTCCAATAGATCCAAAGAATTCTTTAACTTTATTCCATATAGTGTTTAATGCAGAACCAGTTTTTCCAGCTGCCTTTTGCACTTTATCTGCTGATTTAGTAACTTTATCAGATGCTTTATTAGATTTATCAAATACACTTAATAATTTTGAGAATATCTCCTTAAGTTTTGCTCCAATCTTTCCTGTCAATTCCTCAAACGAAATTAAACCTTGACCATAGTCACTTAATTTCTGTAAGAAAGAAATTAAAGCTTTCTTTGGTCCATCCAAGAAAGACCAATCTACACTATCTTTTATACTTTTAAAAATACTAAATATGAAATTGAGTATTTTCCAAACAGCTTCAGCTATAAATTTAATAGCACCAAATAGTGTTGCTAATGGCTTGATGTTCATACTCTTAAAAACATCTTTAACACCAGTAAAAACATTTTTTATTGTTTTAAATATCCATAAAATAGCTCCAAGTACAGGATACTTCTTTCCAAGTTCATCAATATTGTCTATAAGGTATCCTACTACTTCGCCAAAGAAATTTGTATTTTTAAAAGCATTTCTAACAACTGTTATTTTATCACCAAATTTACCTAAATTCTTAAGTAAACCAACTATTCCGCCATTTGTTTTTTCAAAGAAATTTTGAAAAAATGGAATTCGTTCTATAATTGCTTTAATCGGCTGAGAAATAGCCATCCATGCAATGTCAACAGCAGAAGCAAGACCTCTAAAGAATCTAATGAGATCTTTAACTGCCTCACTTATTGCTTTAATATGTTCTGTATCCCAGCCAAGAACTTTGTCTCCATCTGTTGATTCTTTTATTTCTTCATTATTTATAACTAATGCTCTAGTAAACTTCTGAACTGTATCAAGAACTTTTCTAGCAGCATCTCTAATTCTTTCTATAGGAAAAATGTTAAGAAAACCTGTTTTTACAGCCTTTAAAAAAGTTTTAACTGTTGCCATCATGTTTTCAATGATTTTTCTAAAACTTTCTCTTCCAGATGTAAAATTGCTTTCCCATCTCTTCTTATCGTCATCATCCATAATCTGTTTAAACAGATTATTTCTAATTTTAGCATTATTATCAATAAAATTACTAATTACATCACTAATTCTAGTATAAAGATCTTTTGCTTGCTCAAGGTCGCCAACAAGGATTCTGAATGATTGTGCCCATCCAGAGCCTACAGCTTCTCCAAGAGTATCCATTAACTGCCTAAAAGTTTTAACTTTTGTAGCAGCTTCTTCTGCAGAATCAGCAATTGCTCTCAATTGTTCAATTTGAGTTTTAGTATAACCTTTTGCCTTAAGAGCTTCATCGTCCATGGCTCCAGACATAATCTGCATTGCTTCATTAAATATGTCTTTAGTAAGCCATCCCTCTTGCAATGAAGACTTAATATCTCCATACTTTTCAAGTAATTGATCAATGTTTTTACCACTCTTACCAGTAGCATTATTTGCTCTAGCAACTTCAGTAATTACATTTTTAAACTGTTCGCCAGCAATATTACTTAATTCGAGCGATTTCCAAGTATAAGCACTAAATGTACCACTTGACATTGCTTTAGAAACAGCAAGCCAAGCCTGCTCTGCTTTTTCAGGTGTAGCACCAACCAATGCGGCAGCATTAGCCAAACCCTTAATAGTGCTAACAGATTTACTTAATCCAACACCAGCCGATGTAAATCTACCAATCATATTGGTCATTTGACCAAAGTTGTAGATTGTCTTATCAGCATAATCATTTAATTCATCAAGAGCCTTATTAACGTCATCAATACTGGCACCTGACTGTTTTACATTTTGATAGATGGTCTGAGTGGAGTTGATTATTGTCTCATATTCTCCAATACCATCTTTAATACCTTTAAATAAATAATTCTTAAACTTTAAACCTAAATTAACTACTTCACTACCAATTCGGGTAAGAATACCAAACATTACTTGGCCTTTTACCGTGAAGAAATCTGCTACATTTCCCCAATTCTGTGTAAGACCACTAAAATTGTCTTTATTTAATGAACTAAGCTTATTATCTAAACTATTTAATGTATTAATACTTTGATTAACGTTTGAATCAAAGTTGGAATTGTCAAACGACATCTTTACAACTTGTTCATCAACTGAAGAACGAGAATATGACATTCATTAACCCTCCTCTCTGAAGTATTTGTTTATTTTATTGATGACTGGTTCTATTGCTGCTTCAATGTAATTATATCCTTGAGTCCATGTACCATCTAATGCAGCATGCCCTGTATCAACAATTACAGCAACATTAACACCGTTATTTACATTGGTATTATACCAAATGAGATGAGTAACTCCATTATCCTCATTAATCTCATAATACCAAGAATTTGCTGTTTTACCTGTTCGAACAGGGGTAGCTGCCTGCAAAGCGTCTACCCCCATCTGCCCGAACTCATTTAACTTAATAAATTTCTTATCAACCTTCATCTTATTAAGACGACTTTTTATTCTATTATTAAATCTTTTGTCATAACCAAAAGTAACAACTTGCTTCATAATAGAATTCTCCTTATCATCCTTTGCTGTGTAAAGCCGCCCTTCTCATCTTATTCAAAGATGCATTTTGGCTTAATACGCTCAAAGGTGACATCTTTTTAGCAGGCATATTCTCAAGGCTACAAACCCTAATTAATGTAAGTAATCTATTCAAATGCCACTTCTGACAAGGATCAAATGGTATTTCATTCTGTATCATCCACGAATAGATTACTTCTGAAGTAATAATCTTATTACTAGGCGGAGGCGTATTCTCTTTAGCAAACCATGTTGCTGTTTGAGGGTCTTGTATATAACGCATTATCTCGACTTTATTCATCTGAGAAATGTTTACAAATGCTTCTGCAGGAACATTAGTCAATGACATACATCTAACATAGTCAATAAACTCTTCCTCCGTCTTCTCATGCTTCTCATCAAGAAACGGTTTATGCCATTTTGACTCCCATTTTGAAATAGAAATCAAAGAATGCTCAAGTGTTACTTCCTGCGGATCAGAATAAACAAACGTTCCATAAGGATGGTCTGCATCTACCGCTTTTTCATTAAAAAATTCTCTTGCAGGGATAACTATCTTTAGCATTCTAATACCTCTCTAAAAATTAGTTATTTCCGGAAGGAAGATTAGTTGTCTTTGCCTGACCTTCCTGCTTCTTTGCTTCTGCTAACAGATCCGGAGGCATGATTCCATTAACGAATGCTGCTGCCTTATCAGGATCTAAAATAAGTTCTGTGAAGAGTGCATCAAATGCAAGGCTCTGCTCAAACTCTTCAGATAGCTTTACGCCATTTCTCTTCTTAATGAATGCACGGCCGTCCTCAGACTTCTCGCCGTATGCTGTAAGGATAATCTCCTTAAATGTATCCATAATCTCTGCACCATTAGATGCCTTAGAGATTCTCTCAAGTTTCTTAGAAAAACCGCCGGGTGTCTTAAGTTCCATCTCCGTAAGTTCTGTCTTTGTAATGAAGAAGTAAAGTGTTTCTTCTCTTGTATTTCCGTCGAAATCTTCGTATTTAACTGTCTTCTTTAACATAGTAATTTTTCCTTTCAAGATTTAAAATAAGCGGGCCAGCCGAACTGAATACCCGCCGTTGTTTTGTGGATTAGCCCTGTCCAACAGATGAAAGAAGTGTATAAACTTCATCAGGGAGAGGGAGATAAGGGTCTGCTGACTGAGTGCCGTAAAGAGCAGCCTCAAGAGCAGCAAGACCTGTAGCCGTACACTTAGTAGAATCGATCGTAATAAGTGCTGTAGGCTTGTAAGTAACGCCATTAACTGTGCAGTTAACAGGTGTGGTTGTGATAGTCCAAGAGAATGTGATTGCAGAAGGGCTATCATTAATTGTCTCGTAAGATCTCTCTGAAGGAGACGCCTTACAACCATAGAGCAGGTGGAGCTTATAGCCATGATCCTGACCATCAGTATCATTACCAAGAGCTGTTCTGTAGCAAAGACCGAATGTCTTTCTAGCCTGCTGACCAATCATAATAGGTGTAACAGAAGGCAGAAGTGTCCAATCTGCAGCATCCCAAGCACCAGCTGTCTCAATAGCAGCCTTAGCCTGATAGTTACGGCCATTGTAAGATACGATAGCATCCTTTGCATATGTGGATGTAGAAGAGAATGCAGGTGCAAGAATCTCTACACCGGCAGAGCCATCACATACAGCAAACTCATCAGGATATGTGTAAGCATTGATTGTAGCGCCAAGCTCCTCTGCAGAATAGAGGTTGAGATACTTAATATCGTCTGCATAGAGAGATGTAGCCTCTGCACCAGAAGGTGACTCAGTAACGCCTGTCAAACCGTTCCAAGCAACACCAGGACTATAAACATGCTCGCCGGAACCAGTCTTAGTAGCATCATAAAGATACAAAACACCCTTCTTAGTACCAGTTTCAAACATTCTTTCGGACGTCTTGTCCCACTCAAGAATTGCCATTAAAGTTTCCTCCTATAAATTTAATTCCAATAGATTATATACACGTCATGATACAATTGATCTGATACAAACTCTCTCTGAAATCTGCATGTTGGTATCTGAGCGATAACGTCAATTACAGGATCATCAGGGTCAGTATGCACATAAGTCAATTGGTAGCCATGATCGAGCTTATAAACATTGTTGTTGGCAAAAGCACCATCTATACGAGTTCTCGAATAAACGATGCATGGATATTGAATTTTTTTGTTTTCAGGAGGTTGAAAATAAACATTGGCTGTTATTGTCTTCAAATAGGCTTGTAAGTCTAATCTGGTTTTAGCCATTATACAAACCTCCTAAGCTTAAAATTAACCTAGGAGCTAAAACTTCTACGCTATTAACTTTCCATTTTGCTCCTAGGTATTTAGCATATCTAATTGAATGGAAGTTATCCATAGCATACTGATTTGCAAGAATGCTTATACGATTTGATACATTCAGGTCAGGATTTATAGTATCTGAACTTTCTATCCTTCGTGTTGCACTAAGTACATCTCCAGGATACTTCTTCTTAACTATTGTTTCTTTCCATATACCTGAACCAACAGGATCTTCTGCTGTTGTAGCAAATCCAATTTCATCGTAATACTTAGCCATGGAGATTCTCCCTAAATTTTACTTCTATTTTGAATTAAGAAGGATCAGCAAGAGCTGCAAGAGTGCCGATGTCTGCGCTTGTAGCTGTTGTGCTGTTGGGCTTAATGTAGTAAACAGAGCCTACAGAAGAAGACTCTGCATACTTAACAGGAATTACATAACCTGCAGAAGATGCAAGTTCAATTACAGAACCCTTAAGGAATGCGTCCTTAAGCTCGCTTGTATAGAACTGCTGTGTGCAAGCAGCATCCTTGTAAGCCTTTGTTTCGCCTGACTTCTCATAAATAAGGATAGCAGCGACATTCTTATCCTTAGCCTGCTGGAAAATCTTTCCCATCTTAGTATCCTCCTATAAAATTAATTAGCCCTGGCCCTGAACGGACTTCTCAAGAACGATAGCAGAGAAAGGCTTTGTGAGAGCACCAGAAGCACGTGTCTCGATGAGATACTTCTGCTGGTTGTAGTCGATATCGAAATCGTCAAACATGCTGATAGCGCCACCCTTATCTGCACCTACGTTATAGTCGTTGAGGTTAACAACAATACCCATAAGAGTATTTGTGTAAGCCTGACCAGACTTTGTAACCTGTCTTGTGAGGTTCTCCATTACAGGAACAGTAACAATCTTAGAAACTCTGAGCTTTGTAGCGAGCTGTGTCTCTGTCTCATAGAGAGCGTGACCGATAGAATCCTCAAGGAGGAGCATATCTGTGAGGAAATCCTCAGTTGTGAAGAGAACAGGGTTACCAGAACCTCTGTAGTCCTTTCTAGCCTTGATGACAGCTCTGATAAAGTTCTTAGCTGTAGCGTCGTCATTCTCACCAATTGTAACTTCCTTCTTGATGCAGAAGAGATCTGCTTCCTTCCAGATAGGACGGATGTTGTCTTCATTAATCTTGTCATCATCAGAAGCGAGTCTGCCGTCACCAACGAGAATAGCACGAGCGATTTCCTCATCAAGCATAACTCTCATCTCTGCCTTAATCCAAGCAACTACATCGAAGTCTGTGATGTCGATGATGTCATCACGATCGAGCTTCTGCTTCTTGTAGATTGTCGTAGGAGTTGTAGTTCTCTTCAACAGAGAGAATACTTCTTCCTTCTTGAGGTTACCCTTGATGTAACCCTTAGCTCTTGCCTCATCCTCTGTGATGTCAGCAAACATAGACTTAATTCTAGAGAAGGGTGACTTATGAACACCGCTCATAACAGTGCTAACCCACTCCATCTTTCTAGAAATAAACTCAGGCTTATCCGTGAAGGTCTTAGCCTCAGGGAACAACCAGTCAATATCCTTAATACCATACTCATCTGCGTGAGCAATGAAAGAATCTCTCAGAGAACCAAACTTCTTACCATCAGTGATGATTGTCTCGATCTGAGAATGTGTGAGTTCTGCCTGATCTGCAGAACCGTTGTACTCATTTGCACCATCAAAAACGTTGTGCTTCATTTCCTTTTCTCCTTCATCTTCAGTTTCTTCTTCTGCGCTGCCCTTTTCAGCAGCAACGCCAACAAGGTACATCATTACCTTCTTTTGTTCTTCGTTCATTGTGTCAATAACATCCTGAACTGTCTTTTCCTTACCGGACTCTTCATCCTTAGGCATTTCCTTTTCCTCCTGTTTATTTTCGGCATGCTCAATTACTTCTTCAGGCTTCTCTTCCGGCTCTTCTGTCTTAATGTCTGAATGCTCAAACTCAACGTCAAAACCGTCAATGTAGTCATCATTGTAAATAACTGCCTCTGTAGAGCTGCCATCTTCACCATGAGCCATAGAAATGTCATCAATCATTGCTCCAGGATTTGCACCTGCAATAACGAGTGATACTTCTCTAATAGCACCATGAAGGACATCTCCATTTTTCTGAACCAAGTTGTTCGCATAAATAGACAACTGGTTTACATCACCGTGAAGAACAAGAGTCTTTGCCTGCTTAGCCGGGTCTGATTCGTTAAATGTGCAATAAGCCCTAACGCCATCACCAACACCCTTAAGCAATGCATGGCCAAGAACATTCATGGGATCTCCATGCTGATGCTGCCATACGAGAGGAACAACCTTTCCATCACACTCCTTAAATGCGCCGGCGCGGATGGTGCGTCCATCTGAACACTTGAGATCATTCCTAGTGGCATAACCACTAAAATCGTATTTCATTTTGATGTTTTTCTCCTTTCATAGTATTAATTTATTTGACTGATTGGTGTATTTCCGATTGAATCACCAGTTGAGTTATCTGCACTCGTTGTCATTGGTGCATTTCCAAGCTCTTCATCGGATTGATTAATGTTCTTATTTCTAAGTTCATCACCTCTAGGATCATCGACAGGCTTATAACCAATAATAGCTCTGAACTCATTAGAGGAAAGGATCTCATTACGAGTAAACTTATCGGCCATGTCTGCAATCTTATCCGTAGGGGTAAGTTTGAACGGATCTTTAAAGAACATTATTCGCTGTTTTTGTGATCGAGCTGTCTTAGTTAGGAACTTTCTAGACATCTCTTCTGTAATAGCTGAAACAATAGGCTCAATTGTTCTAGAATGATAGTTTAACATTTCTGACTCAGTCGCTGTTCCATCAAATACGCCCTTTGTCATTCCGAGTTGGTTGTAAAGCATCTCTGTCAAATACTGTATCTGATTAAGCATGTTATTCTCTACAGATCGATTCAGCTGTGTTATATGTTCTGTTCCATCCGTATACGCAATACCATACTTAGAACCAGACAACTGCTGCTCAATGTCTTTACGTCTTCGCTCAGCCTGTTCTCTTCTAGCTTCAGTTTTTATTACATAAGGTAAACCAATAATTAAATCAAGTTTACCTGAGCCTGACTGTTCATCAACCGCATCAAGAATATTAAGCTTCCTAATAAGTCTCTTTGCTACGGAGTTAGGTTCATTCATTACTGAATAAAGCGGATTCTCTATGATTGAGACTATCTTTTTAGGAAGGATCTTTTCCTCATGCTTACCTGTTCTATCGTTGTAAAGCCTTACTTTTACATACTGCGGAAACCATTCAACAACACTACCAACTCTCATAGTCTGGATGTCATATGATCCAGTCTTAAGAGGGTTTAATGTTGTATCTACTGGAACAATAGCAACACAACCTTCATCAAACATTGACATAACAACATCTTGAATAAATGCTCTTCCTGTCTGGTCAATATTTGCTTCTTCTGTAAGAGCATAATTTAGATCGGATTTAATCGTTTCTATATAACGATCATTGTCATCAACTCTAACATGCTCTATGTCTAGTGCTGCTACATCCATCGCAATACGGGTGTAAATAGCTGTTACAATTGTTTTTTCGGTACCACGAGTAGCACGAAACATGTCTGGTCGTCTAGTATTACTGGGACCAAGTTCTATGTATCGCTTATCTTCCGTCGGGTCCTTATTCATGAAGGCATTCCAAGAATGTTTAAGCCTTTCACCAAAAGTTAATGCCATTTTGAATTACCTTCCTTTATAAATATTGTGTCTTCTTTTTAATAAACTTCTTATTTAAATCCGATAATCCAACTTTTGTGACAGAGTTATCTATTAAATACTGTTGTGTCCAACCATATTCTGCTTTCTTTTCCATAGATAAACTAGAAAGTGGCTTTTCTTTATGTTCGCTAATGACAGAAGAAGCTGTTGTGCTAGATGCTTTAGGTGTGCTTTCTTTTGTTTTAACTTTCCATCTTTGGCCTGTGATTCCGGTTTTTCCTGAATTCTTTCCGGCTAGATTATTAGAAGATTCTTTAGCAATGTCTTTATTCTTACCAAACATTCGTTCGGCTCTATCTTTTACAGCTTGATCGTGCTCTTTGGTTCCTTTATTATTAACAGGATTTCTTTTAGCTTCTGCTTCAGCACGTACTTTATCAATATCTGCTTCCATCTTTTCTCTATCAAGTTTATTAGCATACTTAAGTTTATTAGTAAGAGTAGTATTAGCCAAGGTTCCTAATTGGTTCATTAGATTAGGAACTGCAGCTACTGCAATTGCTCTAACCGCCTCTCCAGTAGGACCACTAAAAAATCTATCTGCTTTTGCCAAAGCTCCATCTGGCTTTTTAGCAAGAGCATATTGCTTGTTATATTCAGACTGAAGCTTGAGTCTATCAATTGCAGACTGAAGCTCTTCATCAGACATCTTTTTGGTATTTCTAAATTTGGCCTTGCCACGACCTTCTTGATCTGTTTTAGCCTGTTCTTTCTTAATAACTCTAGCAGTCTTACCTGCTTCTTTAATTCTATTTCGTTCTTCCTTAGCTGCTCTTCTGTCCTTCTCTTTCTGAGCTTTAGACTTCAGATTAAGCTTGTATTTCTGAGTTTCATAGGTGGCTTTTGCCTTAGATCTGGCATCGCCTTCACCATAACGTTCACGACCCTCAGGAGTCCATGAACCATCTTCGTTTTGAAACCGACGATGTCCCCATCTTTGACCCAATATACCATGATGATAGAGCTCATCATCGAAGACATAATTTGGTTTCTTTGTCATTTTATGTCCTCCTTAACTATAAATATAAACATTTTTACGTACTTTTACTCCATCTTTTCCTTGTCTAGCAGAATAATAAACTATTGATGGAACAGATAAATTAAATAAATCTTCATTTTCAATTCCAATGTGGCCAAAATATTGTTTTATTCCTAATTTAGAAGTGTCAAAATCTTTTCCTTTTAATTTTGCTTTATATATTTCTACATTTTTATATTTTTCATATAATTCAGATGCTTTTTTATATGCAAAACTATCAACTTTATCTATAGCATCTAATTGGCTCTTTTTATTTAGTTGAATTCTATTTTTTCCAGATTCTTTAGTTATTTTTACATATTCTTTATCCGCATTTTTAACAGCTTGCTTATATTCCTTCTTTAAACTTTTATAACCTTCCTTAGTATAACGTCTTTCCAAACCTTCAGATGTATAAGTACCATCTTCATTCTGAAAACGCCTTACACCCCATTTCTGGCCTTGAATACCATAATGGATTAGGTATGAAGGATAATCACTCATACAAATGCCTCCCTGTTTGCTTTATAAGCAACATAGGCATCCATCAATGCAGCAACATTATCGATCTTCTCGTCATGTCTCTGCTTAAATAGCTTTCTGTTGCCATTTGTATCCTCTAATGTGATACAGTTTCCCATTGTGTAACTCATAATCTCTTGATCAAAGATTAACAATCTTTCTTCTGAAAGTTTCTTAATTTCACCAAGAGGAACTGACTCTGTTCTAGCGCCCTGAATAACTTTAGTAACACCGAATGCTCCATTCTCTGCGGACCAACGTTCTACAAATCCTTGAGCATTATATGGGTCAAATCCAAAGCATCGGACATCATAAGAACTGTCATTAATAAACTTGTCTAAGTCGTCATAAACTTCCATCATATCGAGAACAGTACCTTCAAGTATTATAAGAGTACCTTCCTCAATAAACTCTTCGTACTTTAACCTTAATGCTGCTGGAAGTTTACTAAGTGTAAGAGATGTTATATAACTTCTTGCCTTAATTCCGAATCTTTCTCTGCTTAAAGGAAATAGGAATGTAAATGCACAGAAGTCGTCACCCTGTGAAAGGTCCGCTCCAAGTGCACAAGGAAGTGACCAGAATTCTTGCTTTCTATGAGGTTTAGTTTCTTCATAAGTAAAGAAGTATGTGTAGCCCTCCATAGGAATATTAAATCTCTTTGCAAGAATGTCATTTCTTGTAGATGGAGCTTGTTCGGCTCTCTCAACATCTAATTGATAGGTTTCATATGTAACCGTCTTACCAAGATTCGGGTTAGCCTTAATCCACATTGAAGGGTCGTTTATCTCCTTAATGTCGTCAAGTGTATAATACCAAATCGATACATGCGGATTTACATATTGGCCTTTAAGGATGTCAAGTAATTCCATTTTGATGGTATCTCCAGGACCATTTCTTACAGTACCTTCCGATGAGGTTGCAATGATAAGGTAATCATCCAACTTAGATGCACCCTGCTCAATACAGCCAATAACATCTTCCTTAATATCGCCAGAAAGCCACTCATCTACCGTTGCTATCTTACATCTCAAGCCCTGTAACTTATCAATAGACATAGGTCTAATCTCAAGAATAGAATTTGTAAGGAAATTTTCAATTCCTTTCTTAGTGGATGCCAGCTTCTGTCGATTTGCTCTGTTTCCTGTTGTATTTTGAAGCGAGCCCTCAGTAAGAAACTTAAACAGAGGTCCACGCGCACGCGCAATAGAGGTTCTAAATGGCGACATTACCTCTTCTGCCTGCTTCATCGTAGGAGCTACGGTAATCTGATGCGTTGTAGATGTATCAACACATAAGAAAAATGCTTGAATACAATAGTCATACATTGACTTTGCAGCGCCTCTTGGAATGATTAAGTATTGTTTATTAGTAAGTCTTTTCTTAATCATCTTCTTTTCGTAATGTCCCTTAGTTCCTTCAGCAGGATTCGGTGGAACATATACGCTACGTTCTACATAATAATACCAACAGAATACTTGTTCCGCCCAGAGCTTGAATGTTTCTAATAAGTTTAAATCATCGCCATTTGTGAGTGTAAGTTCAGACTCACAATATTTAACGAAACCATCCATAGCATGTTCATCATAGTAAACACCTGGGTTTCTTATAAGGTCATCAATACGATTCATCTCCATTGAGATATATCGATTGACTGGTATTTCTCCTCTCATTACAGCGGCTCTGAATTCGCCATAATATTTGGGAGTCGCTGTGTTTGATAGCATTATTCTTGCTCCTCGCTTTGTCCATTATAAACTCTCATTGCCTTAATTGCATCTGCATAAAGCTCTCTTAAATCGCCTTCAGCTTCAATAGCAGAAGTCTTAGCAACGACTAGTTTCTTTTGTTCTTCGAGAATCTCCTTCTCAAGTTTTTCCTTACTCGAACCAAGTTTTAAATAATGTGTAATAACTTGGGATGAAGCTGTTCCTTCTCTTAATTGTTTTTCCGCGAGATCAATAGCCAAAGATACAAGTTGCTGTTCCCTCGCTTCAGGTGACATTACTGGAGGACTTTTAATCTGAGGCTGATCGTCAGGAACTCTACTAGTGTTTCTTTTTCCCATTTAAAGTCACTTCCAATCCTTTACCTTTCATTATTTTGATATGATCAAGCCTTCTACCAACAATCACATCATGCTCTTCGCCAACATATATTTACAGCCTATGTCATCAGCTTTGACCTGGAAGAGCGTCCCAAATTAGTTGCCTTTAATGAAAGCAGTACAGCTTGTGTCATGTAAGCACTTAAAACCTGACACAACTTGAAAGGAGCATGGCCCGCACCATAATTAGCCACAACTTTGCTATACTGCTCTCACTAAAAGCAACTAAAAGCAGTATTGGTCACTACCGGCTTACCCAATACTGCATAATCTGGCCTGCTTCAGATATTTTTATTTAGTTGTTAGTTTCGACTCATATGCTCAATCGCGCTGCGGTAGCTTTCACGCTCCTCTGGAGTACGTGCATTCATCATCATTTTGTTAAGATGATCAATCATTTCCTGTTTACCATCATCACGACTCGTATAACGACCAATCATATCCCTTCCTCTAGCATAAGAGTTAGGCTCTCTGTATCTGTCGTATGAAGCACGAGTCATTGAGTAGTCCTCATCGTATCCACGTGAATAACCTCTCATCCAGTCTTCTGACTCATAGTTCTTCATCGCATCAACGGTTTCGACATCCTTTATGTAGTCCATCATTTCACCAATAATAGCTACATCGTCACAAGTCCAAGTATCCTTTTTGTTAAGACGCTTGAGCTCATCTTCCATTCTGTCTTTAATTTCATAAATAATATGCATTTATACACACCCCCTCTTCTTAATAGAGACGCTACCGTCTATAACATTAATAGAAGGAGTGGGTACTGTAGTGCCATCTGTAACACCACTTACGTACTCTACTGATGCCGTTATGCAGCAGCATCTAGGTACATCGATTGTTGCTCTACTTGTTACATTACCATACTCGTCTACAGCAGCAGGTGTAAGAATTGATCTACTGCCCTGCTGTGATTCTCCAGCAATGACAACCGCTGTAGCAATAGGGCCTACAGTTCCATCAGTAGGAATAGAGATGTTACCTGTAAATTCTACATCATATGTAGATACACAATCTCTTTTGCCTCTAAGAATGAAAATTCCAGATCCATTTTGATGAATTACGTTGCCGTTTGGACACGGATTAAGATCGAGAAATGGAATAGCAGTATTAAGAGCAACAGATTCAACTGTATCTCTTGTTAAATAATCTGCCATGGCTGTCACCTCGCTTAAGAGCAACCAC